TGTTCTGTAACTGCGACAGCACCCATAGTGGTCTGTAGCAAAACAGTATTTGCATGAGCAAGTTCGTTACTAAGATCAATAAATCTTAGTTTTTTGTCCAGCTTGTCCAGTAGTGCGGTATCTTGTATGTTGTATTCAATGAACTTTCTAAAGTCATTGTTGTACAGTTGATCCAAAGTGCCTTCATAAGGAACTTTATTTTCTCCAACTTCAATTTCGCCAATTGCATCAAGTCTATATGTGTGTCGTTCTTCATATGTGTATTTACGATATAAATTCAAACTATCTAAATGCACTCTGCCTACTAGGTCATAGGTTTCAGCTGTTTTCCCAAACTTTTCAAATTCACGTTTTTTAGGAAGTTGTCCCCACAAACAAAAACGTCTTGTATCGTCTTTGCTGAGCACACGGCTTGTTCTATTTACAATGTAAGGAATATCATATCCTTCACTGTTCCAGCCTGACAAGATATCTGCATCTTCAATTAGTGTTAAGAAAGTGTCAATCATTTCACTTTCTTTTTCAAACAACATTACGTTGTCAATGCCTTCTAGTGTTTTCTTTGCTTGATCCATAGTAAGTGTTTTAGGCGGAACTGCTAAACATACCATAGTTTCCATCCATTGTAAGTATACACTAATACTTGTCATTGGCATAAATGGATCACTTGGATCAGCAAATCCTCTTTCTGGATCAAAGTCAGTCTCAATATCAAAAAATGCAATGTTTAGTTTAGGAGCATCTTGATTAAGATAATTTTCACTTAAACATTGGAATATAGGATTAATATCGCTTTCGAATAATTTCTTAGAATTATTAATAGCAACTTCTTTACGGAATTCTTTTGTGCTTTTGCTAACAATCCTAGTTAACGGATCGCCATAAACACTTTTGTATTTGCCTCTAGGATCTTCATAGTAAAATGTATATTTTACAGGATACTCATGAAACTTTCTTTTGCCGTCTTTGCGTTCAACTGTTTTAATTATATCAGCATCACGATCAAAAATTGCGTCTACATAACTCATAACTTATCCTATAAATAATTTTACTAATGCAATAGCATTCATTAGTGTGAACCAGGAACATAATACAATAACAAATGCGGCTTGCCTAATAACTGCACTAATAACACCTAAAATAGATCCAATAAAATACATTGGAATAAAAATTTTAGTTGCAGGATTTAGTACAGTAAAAGTTAAGATTGCACTTGCAGAAATTAAAAAAAGAGCTTCAGCCATTTCACAATAAAATGCTGTCGGACTTAGGCGATGGCTCTCCTTAAAAAATCGAACAATTCTTTCCAAACTTACTTGTCCTTACCAACAGTAACAACAAGTGTTTCAAGGTCATCAAATGCATCAGCATGTGCTGCCCAATCACCTTTTTGTGCAATTTTAATAGCTTTATTAATTAAAGTTGGCTTAATATTTAACTCTTCAGCTACTGCTTTTACAGTATCTTTGAGTCCTTCGTTTAAATCTTCAATTTCTTGAAGTACTGTTACACCTTCGTTGACGAGGCGTTCTAGCTTTTGTTTTTCTTCTACACCGTAGGTACGGTCGCTCATAGGAGTCTCCTTAGTTAATAATTAAGTTATATTATACTAGATACTTAACAGAAAGTCAAGTGTTTTGTTTGGGAATTGACTATTTAATTAAATTGTCAGCTTGAGATTTGAATTGTTTGGTTACTCTCAACCAAATTTGTTTGAACTTTTTAACAGATAGTCCTGGAGGTTTGGACTTTTGTGATTCTCTTTTGAGGTCTTTTAGTAAGATTCTTTGCCAGGCATTCCAAATTTTTAATCCTTGCTTTTTATTTACAAATTTTTCATACTTTGGTTCTTTTTGGAGAAATTTATCATTGAATTCATTAACTGCATCTTTTATAGCTTTCGGAGGAAGAATTTGGTTATCTTCTTTATTAGTATATGTAGATAAAGCCTTTTGGTCAAAAGCAAGACTAGGGTCGAGACCAGCTAACCAATTATTAAATTTTTTATCATTTCTACCGCTAAAGTCTCTTAGTATTTCCTCACCTAACGGGTCTTCACCAGGATATACTTTCTCCCATGCTTTTTCTACTTTCTCCCATGCGTCTGCAGTTTTTATCTCACGCCTTAAGATTCCTAAAGTTTTGTCATCGTCGGAGTCAGTAAATGGATTGCTCAAAGCATTTATTGAATTGTACAACTGTTGTGCAATAGCATTTGCTTCAGATGTAGTTAATGGTTTTGTTTGATCTTTCTGCACAGTAGTAGAGACACTAGATTGTGCTGTAGGTCTAACAGTACCTGTTCCCTCACCTGGACCAGTTGCTATAAAAACAGTATCTTTAAAGTTGTTTTCAGCACCGATTTTAGTAAAGTCGGTATCTCCAGGATTAATAATCACATATTCTTCATCTTTTTTAATATCTCCAGCCTTAATTGGCTCAGCAATAGTTTGAATTCCTGGAGCTAGTGCTTTTGCTCCATAAGCCTGTAAAAATTTTTCGTAGTCACTTCTATGGTTTGGATTTGGTTGATCTCGTTTGCTAGGCACCCATCTAGGTCCTATAGTAATACCAAATGTATTTTGTACTCTACCTTTTAACTCTTTGATAATACCTTCTGGTTTTTGACTTGTTGTAAAAAGGTTTGCTACAGTAGAAGCGGTCATAATCCAAGCAGCCATAGGAGTTTTAAATGTTGTTCTTTCTACAAGTGATTGGTGATAATCTTCTAAGAAATATTTTATATCACTTTCTGTAAGTTTTCTAAACCTTTGATAATTAGATACATAAAAAATTAAATACCAAGAAGCAGTACTAAACTGGTCAGTCCATTTTTTCTGTGTTCCGTCTGCATGTTTAGCTGTCGATTTTTTCTGTAACTTTTTGATATCGTCATCTGACATACCAAAACGTTTTGCTTTTTTTATAAAAGTATCATTATATCCTTGTGCAGAGGCTTTTTTAATTTCTGGATTATTAATCTTTAATTGTTTTTCGTCTGGATTTACAATATCTAACTCATCAGGATTGATAAGTCTTAAAGGTTTATCTTCTTCCTTTAATACCTCAAGTACTCGCATCACTTACTCGCTTTAAGTTTTGCTAGTAGTTCTTCTTTGATTGAATTTTTTGTAGATTCACCAACATGCTCTGTTGGCATTTTGGACATCATATCACTTGCAATCTCTTGCATTTTGGTTTGTGCTTCTTCTATTAATTTCGAACCTTCTTCTACAAGTTCCATACCTTTAGCTAGTTGTATTTTTAATTGATCAAAAGGTTTACTAGGATCTGATGATGGAATTACAATAGCTTCTACGGCATCTTCGTCATTCTCAGTGCTATCACCTACAAGTCTATCCTTCATAGGATGTGGTGTTTCATTACCACCTGGTTTAGACATGCTTGGTGCTGGTTCTGATCCTCTTACTTGATCAGCATCTTTTTGTTTTTCATTTAGTCCTGCTAGTTTTGCAAAACTTTCTAAATCTAAATCTATTGGTAAGCTACCTTTTTTAACAGATGCACTTTCGTTAATCTGATCTACTTTAATATCTTCTTTTACTGGAGCGCCGGCCATTTCTTGTAGTGCTGCTAAATCTGCGGCTGGATTAGACGGAAATAATTGTTTCATCTTTGCACTTATGTCATAAAAATCACTCACGTTAATCTCCTGTTTAACACCCGCAGTCGTCGCAAGTGCATTTGTCGCATTTACAATTTGGATTATTACACATTTTTATTTTTTCCCTTTTTTCTTTTTCATTGGCATATGTGAATGACCTTCGTATACTATGTCTGTCATTCTATTAATAGGAACATTGTTTACAATATATTCTTGACCACAACTAGTAAATGTTGCATTATAGTGTGTAACTGTTCCATCTTCAAATAAAGTATGTTCTCCAGGAATTACTGTACACTCACCGTATGTAGGGTGTTTAAAACTTTTTGCACAATCATGATAGATACCGTCACCTTCTTTAACTGCTTTTTCTGATACAACTTCTTCTGCGAATTTCATATCATAATCTAAGTGATGATATACACTACCCATGTAGTCTGCTGCTTTAGTAATTTTTGATTGTACCCAGCCTTCTAAACCTTCTTGTTCAGATACTGTTTTCAGCATTTCATGTAATTTGATTGAATATTTGGCTATTTTATAAAGGTCTGCCCTAGCCATTTGCACTTCATGATCACGTTCTGCGACCTGTGCTAGATCTGCTAAACCCTCTTTGATTGAAGAACCCTTTTTATTAGTGTCTGACATATTATTTTCCTTCATCATTTTTTTAAGCTCACTACAATTACAATGTTTACAGTTATCATCGCATGTACACTCCATAACAGGTGTGCCACAACATTCTTTACTGCACATTGGAACACCGTCCTTAAACCACGGCTTTTTTCCTTCTGCTATTGTATTTATGCCTTCATGTTCACTGAGTTTTTTCTTCTTCTTTTTCTTTTTAGTACCACCCAGTAAATTATCTTGATCAAGTGCATTTACGGCCGTACCATCAGGGTTACGTTTTTGCATACCACCAACTCCTACTGGTGCTACAGCAATACTTGCCGTACCCATTCCACTTGCTTCTTCTGTAAGATCTCTTATGTTCATGTTGACATCCCTTGTTTTGCCATATCGTATGGTGTTCTTGGTGTCACTTTCTTTTCAAAATCTTTTTTTGCTTTGTCTCCAACAGGTACACCGTCTAATGTTCTGTTATCAATTTCTTTTTCTCTTTTGTTTAATCTATCTAATTCTTTGTTTAACCCTGCCATTTTAGCTTTTTGTTTATCATCTCCATGTTTAGCAACAGCTTGATCAGGAGTCATTTTTTTGACTGCTAATATTTCATTCCGCATTGCCATAACTTGTCCTACAACATTTTTTCTTTCAGCCGGCGGCAACATAGTTGTTTTTTGTAGCATAAAATCTAAAGCACCTGAAAAGTCTAATTTTTTTACGTATTTTGCGAGGTCTTTATTTACATATTGCCTTGCAAGTTTACCAAATTCTTCGCCACTTACTTTGCCTTTGGCAGATATTAATGCTTTTAAATCATCGTACATTTCTGGATTACGCATTTTTCCTTTAATCTTTTGATCAACTAAATCTGCAATTTTTTTATCTTCTCTTTTCTTTAAAACTTTGCCAATCATACTATCTAATTCTGCTTTAGACTTGCCTACTGTTGCGTCTCTTTTTGAAACTAATTCATCTTTTTCTTTACGATCAGCAATCTTCATCATAGCTTTTATAGTATTTCCACCTACTAGCCCATCTACTTTTAGTCCTTCTGCTTGTTGGAATGCTTTGACTGCTCTTGCAGTTCCGCTACCAAAGTTTCCGTCGTCGCTAGGAAATTCTTTGCCAGAGCGTTTACTAGTCCATGTTGGTTTTAAATAACCTAAAGAAATCAGCATTTTTTGCATTTCTTTAACTGCTGGCCCTTTAGAACCTTTACGTTGAAGTTTAAATTTTTCTTCTAATTTAACTTCTGCTATTATTTCACTGAATCTCATAGTTATTACCTCTCTTAATATTTAGCTGATTTTGCTACACTTTAAGATTTCTTACGACCACTTTTCATGTTAGCACACCAATGATACATCTTAGCACGTTCACCGCTTGCTTTTTTAGCCTTTGCTCTTAGACTTGTAACTGATCCTTTGCAACTTGCACCAGAACGTTTGACTCTGCCAGGACGTGATTTGCCTTTTTTCTTACCATCTGCAAAGTTTTCTTTAATTGCTAAATTTGCAACCTTGTCTGGTACTTTAAATACCCATATCTTAGCTTGTCCTTGCATGCCCATCATAGCAGTAAGACGTGTGTTTCCACCAACTAACTCTAACCAACCATCGCTATACATAGCAACTATTGGTAATTCGTATTCGCCTTTTTTAAGTTTATCTAATACTCTTATTTGTTTAGCTATTTCTAATTTTTCAAAACTGCCCATATTGCCAGCATCTGTATTATGGATATCTTTTATATCTTTTTTAGTTAAGGTGTATATTTTACCTTTTTTTGCTAGTTTAATCCATTCGTCTTTGCCTAATTCTCTGAATTCTGGATATCGTTGAGCTTCACCCCACTCAAATTCAAAATTAGGTTTAGTAGGTTTTATATCTTCATTTAAGTTTTGCAAAAGATCGTCTTTGTTTGCTGTAAAGTTACTTTGTTTCCACGCAGATTTTACTTTGTTAAGTGTTTGTCCTAGTTCAGGCCCGCTTTTATATCCCATAGCTATTAAGTCATTACCAGTGACTGGAAATACAGGTACTTCAAAGTTATTAATATATATTGCTAGTTGTTTATCGCCCTGTAATAATGCAAGTTTAGCAAGTATTTCTTTATTCTTGCCGTCTACTAATAAGTTCTCTGCAGATTTTTGTGTAAGTTTAGTATCTTTATTATTAACTAATGTAAGTAATGTAGTATGTTCTTCTTTACTAAACTTCCATTTTTTTGCTAAAGAAGCGTCATCTACTAGTCTTGCTAGGTTTATTATTGAGTTATCATTGTCAACAACTTTATTAGCATTTTTTATAGGCAAATCTATATTTTTAGCAACACCTGTTTTGCCCATGTATTTTAAAATGTCTTTTATATTTCTACCGGATAGTATTTTGCTCATTTCTAGCCAAACTCTTTCTGAACTAATATTTTTTAGTCCACTAGAGTTTTTCTTTACAGCACTAATTACATTTTCTTCCCAATTTGGACTTGTTAATCGTCCTTGAAATCTAAAATAACGTAGTATACGCAAATAGTCTTCTTTAATGCGTTCCTCAGGATCTCCAACAAACTTACTAACTTTGTTTTGCAAGTCGTCCATGCCGTTAAAATAGTCATGTATCTTTCCATCGAAGTCTAAACTCATTGCATTATAGGTTAAGTCTCTACGTTGTGCGTCTGCTTTCCAGTTTCTTACAAATTTTACTTTAGCTCGTCTACCATCTGTTTCAACATCTGATCTTAATGTGGTAATTTCATATGGTTCTTTATCTATAACTGCGGTAATAGTACCATGTTCTATTCCTGTTGGTATATGTCTAATACTTGCTTTTTTAAATATATTAATCATCTCCTCAGGTGTAGCATCAGTAGCAAGATCGATATCTTTAGGTTGTTTACCTAAAGCAATATCACGAACTGCACCACCTACGACACGTAGCTCATGTTTATTTTGTTTAAAAATTTTGTGTAATGATTTTAGCTGTGGTGTTAGTAAACCGTCAAGATTTTTTTTTTGATCTAACACTTCTAAAAGACGTTCTAAAGTAAAAGGAAGTTTAGCAACAGTAATTTTTTTCATTTCAATTAATTTCATAATATCATATCTATGATGACCGTTAACTATTTTATAATTACTATCAACAACAATAGGATTATATATTCCTTTATGTATTCTTTTTAATTGTTTATGAAAATTTTCTTTTAGTCTTTCTTTTTGTACAGGAATAATTTTTTTTAATAAAGCTGTTTCTATAACATGTGGAAATGTTTTTAAATGTTTTTTTGTAATTTGTGGAAGTTCACTTCTTGCATAAGATTCAGATGCTTTTTTCTTTTGTTGATTCATAGCTATTGCGTAAATAGCACCTTCAGGATCCATTCCTTTTTCTTTAGCCCAGTTTGATATAGACTTTTTTGCTTTAGGTTTACTTTTAAGTTTGTCAGCTTTTTTATGTGCTGATTTAATATCAGACTTACTCATTTTTTCTTCAGCTATGTGTTTTTGTAATTGCTTTGCTGTACGTTCAAATTTATGGTCTTTATACTTAAACCCTATACCACCGGCATCTTCCCATTGCTTAACATTTCTACCAAAGTCGTCTATTAATATATTAGATGTGCCATCTGCATTTTTCGCAAACTGCGGTTTGTCATGTGTAATATAAACATTTTTTGGCGGAAAGAAACTTAAATTCTTTTTAATCCATTCACGTTTGTGTGGTTCTGAATTAGGATCATCTGCTAGTGGACTTGAGCAAATATTGTATTCACCTTTTATATTTTTAATTAAAGTCAGTAATTCTTTCGCTTGCGGTAACAACGGCAATTTCAACCAAAATTCGTCTGTATCTCTAATTTTTTGTAATGCTTGTGGAAGACCATCATTGTCAATTTTTGACCAATGATCTACGTTCATCAGCTTTGTCCACTCTCCAAAGAAGTCAGCCAACACTCCGTCCATATCTACGTATATTTCTGTAGTTTTAGCAATTTCTCCTAATTGTTCTTGCATATTAGTAAAGTATACACTACTTTGGGTGTTTTCGTCAACCGATTCGGTAAACAATGTTGGATTCTTTTGCCCCCATCGTCTAAGAATTACTCCTGCAAGTGCATTTGCTTGGTTTTCATCTGGACTGCCATCTTCTCCGTTAAGCTCTCTATTGTATACTTTATCTTGTTTATAGTGTACTAGTTCGTGAGCAACAGTACGCATTACATCCATTTGATGTCTACCAGTATTTTGTATTACAATATTCTTATTGTCGTTATCAAAATAACCAAACGTAGTATCTTCTGTATCACTTACAAATTTAATTGGCGGGCTAGACTTAAGATCTAATTGCTCTTTACAAAACTTTACAAAATCTATTAAATTACGTTGGCGATTACTTTCAGCTAATCCTAAATTAAACAGTACGTTTGTACTTTTACCTTTAACTTTTTTACTAAGTGTAGGTGGACGACCGTCTTTGTCTACTTTGTTTCCAAACTTGGCCGCTTGTTTCTTGATAGCATTAACGCCAACATCAGCAGTAGTGTTAACACCTTTAACTATACGTCCGTCTTCTTTTATCGGATTGCCTTCTTTGTCGAACGATTTACTAAATTTTTTCTTTTTGTGCTGTGCCGTAAATGTATTTTGACCACTATACTTCTGCTTTGCTCCAAGTGTTACGTCGCCTACCTTTTGTGTCGCACTGGTTGAATAGCCTGTTTCAGGTGAACCTTTTACATCAATATTTGTACCTTGTTTAGGATTATCATATGTTACTTGTTGATATCCAGGAGTACTGTCAGGTCTAAAAGTTTGCTTTGCTTGTACGCCACCAATCTTAGGAGTTTGTATACTACGAATCTCACCACTGCGATGTTTTTTAACCAAGCCCAGTTTTTCACCGTGTTTAAGATCTGCTGAAAAATCTCTTTTTCCAGTAGTTTTTTCTACAATTTTGAAGTCGTTAAATTTCATGCTTGCGTTCCACTAATTAAAACTTTTAACTTTTCTTCAGTAATACAGTATATATTTTCTACTTCTTGTGTAGGATAAACTGATTTTGCTTTACTTATTAATGTAAACGTATTTGTTTGAACAAATTGTAAGCATTGTTGAGGATGGGTAAAGTTTGGCTCTTGAATTACATATAGATCAGTATCTGCCGCACCCGGAGTAGCAATCATTGCAATTACTATTAGAAACATTTTCATTTTTTTCTTCCTCTAAATTGTGCTGCCCCTGTCATGTATGGTTTACTGAACCATAATTTAAACCAATCAGGATCTCCTGGTTTAAGCCCTAATTTCTTTTCTTTCTTTTTGATTCCTGCTGCTGTTATACTAGGATTTTCATCTATTTGATATTCTGTATAACCTTTGAATTCGTTAACACCAGCTAGTTTTTTGATGTGTTCTAGTTCATCCATTGACTAACCTCGCTTGTGTATAATTTCTAATGCTTGTTTTATTGCTCGGTTAACATCAACGGGTTTAATGTCAGGAAATTTCTTAACTAACATTGTCTTTGTTCTTCGATCTCCATATCGACGTATATTTTTAATTACAAATGGAATGTATTGCTTTTCCATTTCATCACCTGAGAAGTTTAAAAAATCAAAAACACCTTCATTCTTTTTAGAAGCCTTTGCTCTCATAATAGCTTTTTTAATAGCCCGTCTGTGATTTTCAAAAGCGTCAGGTTTAAAGAACGGAGCTAAATCAGGATGCCAATTAGGATGATCTAATACCTTTTGATCAATAGTATTACCGAAAAAATCTTTCATTTCGGTTTCTTGTATATCTGTATTATCTACAGAGTCAACACCCATTATGCCTTGTAGTTTTTTAAATACATCTTCTGCATATGGTTGTGCTAGTTGTGTAACACCTTTTTTGAATCCTTCTAGATCATTATTAGTTACATATTCACGCATCTTTGTACCACTCATACCAGTTGCATCAGCCGCACTTGCATCTCTTGGTAGTTGAACTACCCGTATACTATCAAAATTATAATCATGTAACTCTTTAGCAACACCATTGTAGTCTTTAATTAGCTTTGAAAGAGGAAATGGCTTTTCAGGATCAACGCCTTCTAAATATACTACGTCTCTGTACCCCATTTTATATAATCTATCAGCCGCAATTAATACAGTCTTTGCAAGACCAATACTTATACCATTAAAACTCTTACGAGCCCAGTCTAATTTATCTTGTGATGTAAGTGGATCTTTGGGAAGTTTAGGAGCTCTATCAGTAAGGAACAGGAAAGAATCACCTTCTTCTTTTTTAATTGCTTTTACAAGTAATTCATGTCCAATTGTTGCTGGATTTAACCTACCTAGTGCAAAAGAAGCTGTTTTGTTTGTTCCTGTAACTTCATAGATTTTCACGTGTAGTCGCCTTTTCGAATATTCTCTGTTTCTTCGTCGTTAATTCTTTGAAGTAAATTTGATCTATCCTCTGCTGTAAAAACCTCTTCAGAATTACGTCCTACATTATATTTTTTAACATAGTTATCGCAACCCATTTCGATCATTGCTGTAAGATATTTTTTTGGATCTGCATCTTTACCTGCACGTTGGCAGTCTGCTAGTTCACAAACACTTGGATAATAATATTTGCGATAAAATATAGGATCATTACGCATGAATACAAGTGTATCTTCAACTACGTCAAATGGTAATTCTTCTTTATCTGTAAATTCACCGATTCTCATATCGATAACCCTAGTTCATCTTCTTTTTTCTTTAACATTTGATCCATGTTATCCATATCGCCTTTGAATTGTTTTAGCATATGATTAAAGTTTTTTTCTAAATTTTGTAAAGCACCACTGTTGCCTAACGCACCAAGTATATCAGCTAACCTTTTTTTAAGTTCTTCTGGAGTGACTTCTTTAAAATCTTGAACGTCACTAGATTTACCACCGAATGTTCTTAATTTTTGTGTAGTAACAGGTTTCTTCCTTTTTTCATCATCTCTAGCCATCTTTTCACTAGCAAACAATGTATCTGAATAGTCATGTTTATAATATGTACGACCATCTTTTTTAACTGGCTTTGTAGTAATACGTGTTTCTGTTATTTCAAAAATTTTCATTTTTTCGCGTCCGCTTTAGGTTTACCTTTAGGTAAAAACTTACCTTTGTCATCATAGAAAGGAGCAATTTTTTCATCAAATACCCTACCGCCCATATCTGATTTAAGTCTTCGTAATTCGTTAGATCCTATATTATGTGGCACTTTTATTCTACGTAATTCTGCCCAGTAATATCTATTCATGTCTCTTGTATTCATGTTTAATTCACTACGGAGCCATGTATCAAGATCTACGCCTTTTTCATTATCTTCTAAGTCCTTAAAGTATTGATCAACTTTCTTGTATTGTCCTGGTGTTTTTATCATACTTAATGCAGATTGAATAGCTTTTTCATCTGTACCACCTGTTGTAATACCAAAGTCGCCAGCTCTCATTATTTTTTCTGCTAGTTTACCCATATAAGTTTCTTGCTCAGCACTAAACTTTTCTGGTTTTTTTGCTTTTGAATCATCACTAGCTGTTTCGCCACCATCATCTTTCTTATCAGTTGTTGTGCTATCATCTTTCTTATCAGTTGTTGTGCTATCATCTTTCTTATCAGTTGTCGTGCTATCATCTTTCTTAGCTGTTGATTGATTACCACCTGGATTACCACCATCTTTTGGTTTGTCTTTTGGTTCACCTGTACCTACAACTGTTTTATTACCAGATTTAACTGTTTCACCTTTTGCAACTTTTTCTGCTGGAATAGGTTTCTTAATGTTGACACCGAGTCTATTCATTTCTCTATCAAACTTCTTAAGGTCATCTGCTGTAAAGAACCACCCTTCTAAATCGTCTCGCATCCAAATAGCTAGTGTTGGATATTTTCCGCCGATTGCATTTGGGTATTCTTTCTTAAACATTCTTGCTATTGTCTTGTAGTGTGCATTATCTCTAATAGCGCCAATTGCATCAAATAACTGTTTTTCATCTGTTCCTGTAAGAGTTTTAACAGCATCATATATATCCTCGACAATACCAGCATCTACATCAGCATCTGTATCAGCTTCTCCGCCTGTTTGTGCTGGAGCAAATTTAGGATCATCTTTGCCTTCAGGATTAATAATTTCTAAAGCATCTTTAGCTTTTTTACTTCCTGCTGCCGCTCTTCTCTCTAATTCTTTTTCTAGTTGTGCTTCCCAGTGACTTCCTAGTGTAGCAACTTTTTGTCCTTGTTTAAGTTCTTCATCTTTATAAAATACCCAAGCAATATTATTGTTTGCTTCATTCTTTTCTACTTTGGTTGTACTTACATAGTAGCTTTTCTTTTTCCAATTAAACTTAATTGCATTTTCTAAAGTTTGTTCTTCCTCTGGAGCAACACCGTTCTTTAAATCTTTCTTAGCATCTGCTTTACGTTGATCAGCTGCTGACTTTTCTTTGGATTTTTGTTTTGCATCACTTCTGTTAGGATCTGTAAGATCTTGTGGATCTACACCCATCATTTTTGCTATAGTGTTTGGACCAGCATCGCCGTCTACTTTCAAACCATTTTCTTTTTGGTATTTTGCTACTGCATCTTTTGTTGCTTGGTCATATTTTCCTGTTACAGGAACACCTAAATATGACTGTAATTCATCAATTGCTAGTTGTTCATCAGGATCATTAGCTAATCCACCTTTACCTGATTTAGCAAAGTCAGCTAATGGATTTCCAGGTATGTTAAGTCTTTTAACTCTATCATCTGCACTACTAATTTTATCAGCTTTTTTAAGATCTGGTTTTGCAGCTGAAACAGCTTGGTGACGTTTTACATATGGACTAGCTTTACGTACTGCATCTGCCGCAATACGTTGATTAGCATCACTTACTTTCGGCATAAGCAATTCAATGTCTGCTATTAACTCTGCAATAGCCTTGTCTGCGGCCGCATCTTCAAATATATGATTACCGTGTAGTCTACGCATCAATATTTTTTTATTATTTTCTGCAATACCACTGCGTGGCTCAGGATTGTTACGCATCAACTCTCTAAGTTGTTTTAACTTATCAAATAGTAATTGACTTGCTTCTTTCTGAGAAAGATTATCAAACTTACCTGCATCGGCACCTGGAGAATCTACTCCTGCTTTCGCAGCATCAACGCCCTGTTTAGCTTGTCTTTCAACATCAGTCATGCCGTCACCTGGTAAGTCACCTGATGGTGCTTTAGTTGTTGCTGCTTTTTGTGCGGCAACAATAGCATTTACTGTTTTCATATCATCGGGTCGATTCGCAAATGCTTTTTGAATTTTTTCTATTTTGCTTGCTGGTAAAAGTCCTACTTTAGCAAGAGTCATGTAATCTTTTAGACTTGTTCCAGCAGCAGAAGATGGACCTCCTGCATCAAAGTTTCCACTTTCGTCGTCGGTACTTTGTTCAGCCATGTATATAAAACTACCTCGAGAATTAAATAATCCTGGTAATTCCATTTTTTCAGCTGCGTTTGCTAGGACAAACTTTACACGCCAATCTTTGCTTTTTGCAAACCGCATAAACCCTTTGAATGCTTTGCTAAAAATATTTGCATCATCAGGTGCTGATTGTACTTCACTAGCAACTGCGGCTCTTTCCATTGAGTCAACATCAGCTAGTGTCATTCCAGGTTTTGCATATTGATTTACAATAGCCATTAGTGCTTCTTCGCTACCTGGTGCAGGACCTGATCCTGGTTGTTTTTTTGTTACTTCTTTATCTTTAGGTTCACCGGTGTTTATACTTCCGTCTTTGTTAAACGTTGCACCTTGTACACCGCCTTGTGCTTTAATTGGCTTTGTAATTTGTGAGCCTTTTTTCTTTAGATCAGCTTGTGCTTTAGCAAGTTGAGCAGGAGTGCCATGAATTCTTCTTGGTTTTCCTGTTGGGCCTTTGACCTCTATAGAAGGTAAACTTTTGTCTATGTTAAAGTTGACATATTCTCCGTTTGGACCAATTTGTACAATCTGTATAGGTGCTTCATCAATTGTGTGCCAGTCAGTATTTTCTAGAGTAGTTTCGTCGGACGGATCAGAACTAATCTCTATATCAAAATCGTCATAACCTAAATCAAATAAATTTTCAGATAAGTTGTGTGCAACAATATCTGAATCTTTGCTATTCAGTTCTTGTGGCAGTTCAAGTTTAAGAATAATATTTTTATCTTCTCCTTGAAACACACCGTAGTTTGGTTCGCCTTCGTTTAAGTGAATACCAGCTGATGCAATCATTTTTTCTAAAACTGATTTTTTTGCTCTTCTGCTTGGTATTGAAACACTAATAAAATTTTCCATAATTCCGTCCTTAATGATTTAATAGTATACTTTGTACTGTTCCGTCTGTATATGTTACAACAGCTCTAACCCATACATAATTTCCTGTAAAATTTTTAAAAAATGAGCCATTTGAGCTTGTACTTTCTGAGCCAGTAATATCGAAATAGTCTGCTTCTGCAGGAACAGTAGCTAACGTTCCTTGCATCTTAATTGTTCCACTAAAACCAGAAACATTGTATTGTACAGTATGAAAACCGTCGGATCTACCATAGTATCCATCGCCTTTATACTTAGTTCCAGTTACAGTCTCACTGGTACTGTCTCCTGGATGTACTTGATTTGATAATATTATTTCGCTATAACTCGGCATACTATTATTTATCCTTAACCGCTTTGTATACTATATTGTCTATACGAGCAATTTGAGCTCCTATCATAAGGTGAATTAATGATAATATTTTATCATCTTTGATATAGCAGTAAAACCCCCTAACATATTGACCTTTTTTAATGCTTTCTAAACAGGTATCACCTACCTTTACTTTAAAAGGGTTATTCACAATCCATTTGTAGAAGTTAGGATCTATTTTATCAGCAAAAGTAACTTTGTATGCATATCCAAAATTTATATCACTTGTAAGTATAGTATTTTTCTGTAAAAGATGTACGTAATCTGTATTAGGAGACCAGAATTCAAAAAACTTTAACGGCTTAGTTTTCATGTAATCTAACCACTTTTTGTCATTAGAATAGATTGCCATTCTTGGAGATTCTATTCGTAATTTAAAGTCAGTTTGTGTATCTAGTTCTGTTAGTAAAAACTTTGCACCTACAAACTGTTCTACAGATACTACTTCTCTGTGTTTGTTTATTCTTAGTTTGTCACCAGATTCGTATCTTAGTTGGAGTGCATCAAGTTGCTGTCTAGCATATGTAAAATTTTTATCTCTAAAAATTGCAACTAAAGGATTATGCAATAAAAGTTTGTAAAGGTATTTGTTGTAAAATAATTTAGTAGTTTCAAGTTCACGTATAAAGTAATTTGTAGTCATTTAGGGGGTTTCTTTCACTCTTAACCATGAGTGTATAACAGGTTATCAAGAACAGTAGCAACATTATGTGTTGTCATAGGTATATTCATAATTAAATGAATAGATTCGTTAGTATAGCTCATAGTACGATGGACTTTTCTAGTATTAATATAATAAACTCTTCCTTCGTCTATTTCCATTTTATCACTTTGTCCCATTATCCAATCATATTCCATTGTACCACAATTCTTTAAGAATACAATTAATCTAAAAGTTTCCCTTGGCATTACAGGATGATCTCTATGTGGTGGAAAATACCCACCAATATTACATTTAACTAAAAATGTTCTACCTAAGGAATCAAACATATTAAGTATAGGGTGTAAAGATGGAAGCTTCTCAACAATTTCTGTAGGCTGATTAAATTCTACTTCACTTAATCTTCTGCCTGCTTCTTTACTTGCTTCTCTTAGTGATGGGTTCTGTTGATGTGTAAATCCTGGAAGATTATATAATGCTAATCCTTGCCTATTGTTTGTTCTGTCAGGCCTAGGTAAGTAGTCTACCCATTGGTCGTCTAATTGTTTTATTTCTTCGTGGAAGTTTGGTGTATGGATTTTTACATTTAATGCTTCTGTATCACCTATATTAAGCAAAGACAATTCGTCAGAAACTGTAGCCAAATCTACATTATTTACATCATATATCTGTCTTCTTTTAGCCTTCTTCATTAACCTCTTTCACTTTTGTTTTTTTGCTTGGTTTAGATTCAAAGATTAAATCTTGATCTTTTACGTCAATATGAACAGCACCACCATCTTTTAAGTTTCCAAATAATAGTTCTTTTGATAGAGGACGTTTAATATCTTGATCAATAACTCTTTGTAATGGTCTAGCTCCTAATTTTTCATCAAAACCTTTATCTACCAAATAGTCAAGAGCTTCATCTGCTATAGTAATTTTAATATTTTTATCTTTCACCATATCCTTTAATGCTACTAAGAACTTCCCTACAATTTTCATCATTGTTTCTTTAGAAAGTTTTGAAAACGTAATTGTTGCATCTAGTCTATTTCTAAATTCTGGTGCAAAGAATTTTTTAAGATCAGCATCTTCATACTTTCTTTCTAGTTCATTACCGAATCCTAAGTTATTCTTTTCAGCATCCTTAGATCCAAGATTAGTTGTTAATATTAAAATACAATTTCTTGCATCTGCTTCTTTACCGTTAGACCCTGTAATCTTACCATTATCCATTACTTGTAAAAGTAATTGTGATACATCAGGGTGTGCTTTTTCAATTTCATCTAGTAATAAAACACAGTTTGGGTTTTCTTGTAACTTTTCAATTAACAAACCACCTTTTTCTTCGTGTCCTACATAACCAGGAGGAGAACCAATTAACTTAGCTACACTATGCCTTTCTTGATATTCACTCATATCAAATCTTACAAGATTGACACCTAAATGTTTAGCTAGTTGCTTTGCAGTTTCAGTCTTACCTGTTCCAGTTGGACCCATAAACACAAAACTACCTACAGGTTTATCATCTGCTTTCAACCCAGCCTGTGCGATTAGAATTTTATCAACTATAGAAATAATTGCTTTATCTTGCCCATACACTTCTTGTTTAATATTATGTTCTAAATTTGCTAAGTTTTCTGTTTCTCTTTCTGCTACTTGTTCTGCAGGAATTTTAACTACTTTTGACAGTTCAAACTGAATCTGGCTTGCTTCTACAATTTTGTTTTTAGGCAAACTTAAATTAAATCTTGAACACGCTAAGTCAATTAAGTCAATAGCTTTGTCTGGTAACTTTTTATCAGGTTGATATTTTACACTTAATTTTATTGCTTCATCAATTGCTGATTCTGTAATTTCAGTACCGTGATAATCTTCATAATATTTCTTAATTCCTAGTAAGATATCTTTTGTTACAGAAGTAGTAGGTTCGTCAACACTAACACGTTGGAATCTACGCATTAATGCACGATCGCTTTCGAAGAATTTTCTATATTCTTCCCATGTAGTTGAAGCAACTACTTTAATATTTCCTTTACTTAATGCAGGCTTTAACATGTTTGCAAGATCATTAGAACCGCCTGCTCCTGCTGTACCTGCACCACTAATCATATGTGCCTCGTCGATAAACATAATTGTCTTACCTTTTCGACGTAGCCCTGCAAGTACTAATTTAAATCTTTCTTCAAAGTCTCCACGATACTTACTTCCAGCTAACATAGCACCAATGTCTAACATATAAACATTATATTCTTTAAGGAATTCGGGTACTGCACCGTTTACAATATTCCATGCAAGTCCTTCTGCAATAGCAGTTTTTCCAACTCCAGGATCACCTACAAGTAAAACATTATTTTTTGTGCGTCTTCCTAAGGCTAATGATATGGATTCAAGTTCATCAATCCTACCAATAACAGGATCTACTTTATTTCTTGCAACTTCTTCATTTAAGTTTGTAGTAAATGCGTTTAATGCCCGTTGACTTGCACTGGCATTTTCTGCATCATCTTGACCTAATTCTGAACTAACATATTCAGCAAATTTATCCTTATCAACTCCACTTTGATCTAAGTAAAAAGCCGCATGCGATTTCTTTTCAGATAGTATACTTAACAAAACATCACTTAGTGTAATATGCGGACGACCAGCAAATAGTACTTGTGTAAAAGCTCTATTTAAAACTCTTTCAACAGTTTGTGTTTTCTTAGGTTTATAACGAGCACCTTTTTCCATGCTTATTTCGTCTAGCCCTGTTTTTAAATAGTTTTCTAACTGTGTTTTCATATCATCAATAGTACATCCATAACCTTTTAAAAGATTATAAAAGTTTTCTGAACACAGCATTGAAAATAATAGATGCTCTAATGTAACATATTCGTGGTTCAGCTTCTTAGCATCTTTAATAGCTTTATCAAAAACTAGTTGTAGTTCTTCGTTAGGTTCTACCATTCTATCTTATTTTCCTTGTTTCTTGAAAGTGTGTTATTACATACATTATATATATTTCTTAGTTGTTTGTCAAGTCTTTCTTTATTGTAGTTATTCGATCTAAAATGTCTTGATCGTCGATCTGAGGCACAGTTGTTTTGAGTCTTACAAATATTATTCCTCTAGCACCTGTACGCATATCAGGTATTCCGTAACCATGTATACTAAAAATTACTGTAGGTTGGCTTCCTTTTGGAACTTTTACAGATAAATTTTTTCCTTCTGGTGTAGTAACTTGTATTTCTGTACCCAGTATTAAATCAAATATATTTACAGGAACAACAGTATGTAAATCTAAACCAGATCTCTTCCAATTACTACTATCATTTACTTTTATTTTAGCAAATAAATCACCTCTTGGTATTCCGTCTATACCGTTATTACCTAATCCTCTATATTTAATAACATCATGTATCCCTGGAGGAATAGTTATTTCATGTGTTTGCACACCGCCTTTTTGTAGCTCATAACTAAGTCTTATTGTTTTTCCTGTATATACTTCATCTAATCCTAATGGCACTATTACTGTAATATCTTGGTTTTTCATTGGCGGTTGTCTTTGTCCAAACGGTGAACCTCCCATTCCAAACTGCCTCATTAAATCATTAATATCAATCCCACCTTGAAATCCATTTGCTGTAAAATGAAAATCTTGGAAGCCTTGTGGCCCTGTTTGTTGAGGATTAGTTGTACCAAACTGGTCGTACATTTGACGTTTTTCAGGATCACTTAACGCACTATATGCTTCATTTATTTCTTTAAACTTTTCATCACTGCCTCCTGTGCGATCAGGGTGATGCTCCATACTTTTACGCTTATATGCTGACTTTAGTTCTTTATCTGAGGCTGATTTTGATACACCTAGTATGTCATAGTAGTCCATACTAGTACTTATTTAAAAAACAGGGTCTATTTACGAGAGCTGGTATAAAGGCCGAACCATGCAGCACCAGCACCAACAACAATTGATATCAATCCTGACTGCTCCATGGTTGGGTTGGGGAGGTCCATATACCAAATCACACATTTATATAATAAAATTATATATGTAGTAATAAAGATTCTTGGAAAAATTCTCCAAGCATCTACAGCTCTTGCCATGTGTATAATTTTAGCAAAAGGATTTGGTCCTAAGTCTTTTACACTTGTATCTACTTCTAAATCTAATTTTACTTTTTTAGTTGTACCAGTGCTTGATGCAGGCACAACTACTTCAGCATCTACTTTTTTAGGTGCTGGTTTTGCATTTAATTCTTCAGGACTTTTTCTTGGCATTTTTGCCCTCCAATTGTTTTATCCGTTTTTCTAGCTCGTCAATTTTCTTAGTAACGTAAGGATATTTTTTCCTCCATGCATCTGTTGGTTGTTCAAACCAAGTTAACCCCCATCTTTCGACTAGATAATCAAGAGTCATATCAAATTTTGCGTAGCACCAAAGTCCTGCTCTAGTGTCTTTGAAATACATAAGAAAAGCAGCACCAAATAAACTACCACCTATACCTGTATAGATCCATAGCCTATCAGTTGCCATTCTTTCTATCATTTCCCACATATGTCTTCCTAATTAAAAGGGTTAAATTTTTGCAATGTTGATTCCTTTGGTTGCTTACTATTTAACTCTTTTACTTCTTGATTTACTTCATCAACTTGTTTATTTGCATTTTCTAATGCTTTTTCAGCATTTTTATAGTATGCTTCGTATGCTGCAATGATAGTTTTTTGTTGCTGTACTAATGCTCTAATATCACTAAAATTTAATCCTAAATTAGCGTATCCTTTATCAGTTAATCCAAAAATTGCTAATGGTCTGCCGTTCTTTTTTAATTCAGCAAAAACTTCCTTGTAATTTTTTTCAGTAATAATAACCCACTTAACTTCTTTCATTTCTACTTTATCAACAGGTGGCAGAGTCAACTGAGGCTTCTCAATAGGTTTAGCAGTAACTTCAATTTTTTGTACGGGTGTTGAACAACTACTTAGTAGCAGTATTGCCAGGCCACAGCCAAGGACACTCGCTATTGAATGCTTTACCATTTTTTGCTCCTTTTTCTTTTTCATTTAATTCTGCACCGCTTAATATTTCAAAACAGCGACCTGCTTTTTCACTAGCATTGTTTATTATTTTTCCAACTAGTCCAGGCTTACCAGCACCTAGTACAGAAAGATCGTGCTTTGCAAGTTTTTTACTTAACACGTTATTTTGTGCTCTAATGTTTGCAAATTCTTCGTTTACTTTTTGTAACTCTTCAGTTGCTTTGGCATAGTCTGCTCTCAAAGTCGAAACGGTCTCTTCGCTTATAGCTACTGCCGTTTCTAACTTTGCATTATTTTCATGAAGAGTTGCGAGTTTTTCTTGTGTGTCATTATAATACCAGTATCCTAGTCCGCCCATGGCACACATCACAACTAACATTATACCTGCAAGTTTTAATCCCACTGTCCTACCTACCCTAGTAACTTTCCCAGCGTCTTAGGTCCTACAATACCATCAGCAACAAGTCCGTTTGAACTTTGCCAATGTTTAACAATTTTTGCTGTACCTGGACCAAATATTCCATCAGCTGGTGTTATATCTAATTTTTCTTGTACTTCTGCGACTAACGGACCACGTGATCCTTGACGAATAGTTTGATTGTAATCTGTTTCTGGTTCTTCATAATCTCCACCAAACACATCTAATGCATGTAAGTAATGTTTCTTACGATCGTCTAAACCAATAGTACCACCGTTAATACGTTTAGTCATTCCAACAATATCTTGATTGTCGCAATATTTATTAATGTTATTTGTATCCCAAAACCAGCATGCACTATCTAATGCGCCTGCTTTGGTCCTGACGTACTCGACCGCTTCTTCCGGCGTTTTGTCGACTGCTTTGCCGAATTCTGTGTAGTTGTATCTACCGGTAAGCTGAAGAATGCCGCCGCCTCTGAATGTCCACCCGTCACCGGATGATGCATCGCCGTTGTCCATTCTATTTGCGTAAATAACGTTCGCAATTTTTTCAGGTTGTCTATGATATTCATTTGCTTCCCTTCCTGCTCGTTTAAAGTATTTAGGAAATATTGTATTCAATGCTTTGGCGCTATAGTTTAAGTTTTCACTTAATACTCTAAAGCCGCCGGACTCGTGTCCACATTGAGCAATAAATCCTGCTACTCTTTCTATAGTATCGACTTCCCATAATGGTAAGATTTCGCACATTGCTTCGTACCAATCTTTCCAATCATCACGATGAATAAGCTCTTCAGCCATCCATTCGTCAAAGTCAAATTTAAAGTGTTCTTTACCCAAGTTACATCTCCTATTTTTTAAGTGTTAATACGGGTTAACACAAGAACTTTATTTTTGTTTTCGAAAGTAAGTTTGTTGCCAAACTTTGTAATATTGTAGTCGCCTAAATACTTGCTCAAATATATTATTTCAGCAAAGTTGTTGTCGTCAACAGATATAGTTTCATTAATACTGTTTAGTATATAATCCTTATCACCTATATCTATAAAATTAAAGTACAAAGGATCTCCGTGGATCTTTTTAATAGCTAATATATTGTTATGCATTTCTACAGACTCTAAAAAGCTCTTGTTAAAGAAGTTAGAATAACTTTCTAATGCAACGTTTTGGATTTTAATTCCATAGTCATCTGGGTCAGCAGGAATATTTTCCTGTAAGTTATCTAATGTAGCTTCCATAGACCTAAAGTTTTTATAATAACGAAATTTAAATCTGTCATGTCCTGCTAGTTTGCTTACACCATCAATTATTTCTAAAATTTGATCTGGAACAGAATCGTTACGTTCCATTTCTACAAAAACTTTGTATGTTCCATCTCTTTGTTCTCCTGACGTTGCGTCAGCATCTAAAATAAATGGATAACCTTTTTCTAAAAAATTAACAAGATCTTTTGCAGTTTCGTTTGTTTTAGTACTAAAACTTAATGTAACAATGTTATTATCTTCACCCATTTTACTTTTGAAACTATCAATTTCAAAAATATGATCTACCATATCTTTTAAGTCAGCTTTTTGTAATCCCATTATACTGCTCCTTCAGCTGGTGGTGTTTCAGGAGCTGGTGCTGCGTCTGCCGGCGGTGCCGGTGGCGCTCCTGGTGCAGCCACTGCTTGATCTGCTTCGCTCTGTCCTAGTTCTTGTGATTGCCCTCCTGTAGCTGGTTCTTGCTCGAAGTTTTGTAATTCGTCGTATCCACTGTAAATGGTCTGGATTAATTTTTTAGGCATATCAATTTGTACTAACCAAATTGCTATTTTGTCTAATTTACCTTTTTTAGTTCCAGGTCTGATATCGTCAGGTTTACGAATTTTTCTAGGTTTAATTATGAAATCTTTACCCATTCTTACTTTGCAATCATAGTCTAGCAAACGCTTGCCGCCCATTGGATCTGGCATGCTTTTTAAAGGCCACATAAATGAGCAAGACACCCAATGTCTAGTGATTTTAGGTCCGGAAACTAGTTCTCCGTCCTTCCAGTTATCGTAAACGTAAATATCTAATTCATCAATAACTCGTTCAAAGTCTTTAAGTACTTCGAATGCAGAGTTACTATCATAGATATTGTTTACGTTTTCTATGACATCGTATATATCTTGCATGGTTAAATCCTGTTCTAAATTCTACTATACTTATTTATCGTATCAAAAAGATAACAGACTATTTTTTAATACAGTCTTAAAGGTAAATACTTTGTAGGGACCAGCTTCCTATACCATAGGAAATGCGGCCTTATGTCAATATCCACAGGAGGACACTTAATGGGTGCAAAACGCAGGCGTAACAACTCAATAAACAACTATAATAACGTAGTTGAAATCAAACAATTCCAAAAACAACAGAAACAAGTAAATATTCTTCCACGAAATAAAAACCAAGAAACATACGTGTTAAAACTACTTGACCAACAAAAAGATATAGTCTTCGGTATTGGTCCAGCAGGAACAGGCAAAACATTATTGGCTGTGCAGGTAGCGGTTAAGTTATTTAAAGAAGGCACACTTGATAAAATCATAGTCACAAGACCAGCTGTGTCAGTTGACGAAGATTTAGGCTTCTTACCAGGTACATTAGAACAAAAAATGGCTCCATGGACAAGGCCTATATTTGACGTATTAAGGGAGTATTTTAATGCTAAAGAAATAGAAGGAATGATAAATGAAGGTATAATTGAGATCGCTCCACTGGCTTATATGCGTGGTAGAACATTTAAAAATAGTTTTATATTAGCAGATGAAATGCAAAATGCAACTGCTAGTCAAATGAAAATGTTACTTACACGTTTAGGCGAAAACTCTAAGATGGCGGTTACCGGAGATCTAGCACAGGCAGATCGCATGCGAGATAATGGGTTAATCAACTTTGTTGATCTACTTAATTCTGCAGGCAATGCAACACACTTGGACATAGTCCGGTTTGGGCAAAGAGATATTGAAAGGCATAATGCAGTGAAAGAAGTGTTACAAGTATATGGAGACGAATAGTCTTTAATGAGAAGTAGGGGATTTATTCCTCTACTTTTTTATTTAATACTACCAATCATTACCAGTATTGCAACATAGAATAAAGCAAATATAAAAACTGGTGTTGCATTAGATATTTGTTTATTACTAACTGGTTCAGACTTTATATAATTTGAACCCATATAATCCCTATCCCAAGCATCTCTGCGTGTATCTTTTTTACGTTGATCTACTTTAATTGACCCAGGGTCTACTCTATAATCTTCTTTATTCATTTTTTAGTTTTCCATGCGGATAAGGTTTACCATCTTTTACATTTACAAAGACAATATCATTTACTTCTGTAATTATATCACCTGTTTTCATGTTCCTAATAGTAGCTTTAAGTGTTATACTAGTTTTGCCTAAGTTTATAGTATCCATACCAATTTCTATTAAGTCACCGTGTTTAGCACTTGCTTTAAAGTCTATTCTACCAATGCTTCTAGTTACAACAGACATTGAATCTAATTGACAAGTTGTATAAATGTATGCTTCTTCATCAATCCAATCTAATACGCGACCACCAAATAATGTACCTATTGCATTTAAGTCTTTAGGAGTTACCATTTTTCTAGTTCTATATTTCATTATATAAACTGTCCTTCAAATTGTTTAAATTCTTTTCCGCATTGTCTTGTACAAATTTTTAATTTACCGTCATCACAAGATGGAATATTCCAACTTTGTTCTATAGAATTAAATATTCCAGTTTCAAATACTTTATGTATTCCTTTTCTAGCATCTAGTGCTTGTTTCCCTCCAGCTAAATTAATGTGGTCCCATATTTGTTCTACATAAGGATCTTTATGTTTCCATTTATACATACGTCCTGCTGTCCAACAGCAAGGCAAAACTATACCTTCTGCTGTTACAAAAATTTCACCTTTATCTTTAACTCTACATTGTATTTCTGTTTTATTATAGTAATCTGCCATTGTATTATATTTTTCTAGCAGTTTGTCTTGTGAAGTTGATGCAGTATTTGTATAGGCTATACTAGGTTTTTTAAGAACTTTTCCATCTTTATAAACACGTTGATCTTTCTTTTCTCCTTTAGACTTAATAAACCTACCTGTTTTTTTAGCAGTAAATTTTTCAAATCCTTTTTTTACAGATAATTTTTTTGCTTCTTCAACTTGATGCTCATTATGTTTAAATACTAAAAAGTCCCATTGTGCTCTACCTCCACTTTCAATAAATGAATCCATGGATCTTTCTACTAACCCCCAATTAACATTTTGTCTATAGATATGATTAGTATCTTCTAAGCCGTCAACACTAAAAATTACTCTACCATTTCTTCCAAATATTTGTGCAAGATCGTACCACCATGTTTCACTTCTTGCTCCTGCATTAGTATTCATACTAAGCCATATATTATGATTATGCTTTCTAAAATATCTAAAAATTTCTAATGTATCTTTAGCAATAATAGGATCACCGTAATTACCGCACATATACATCGTATCTAATTGTTTTATAAATGAGGGAGTAAAAATTTGTTTACAGTCTTGTAAACTAAGTTCGTCTAAATTAAGATGAGGATTAAGCCCTTCGCCTCTAATATTCCTTTCGCACATAGGACATGCGGCCTGGCAGTTTTGTGTAACTTCCAAGTGTACAATCTTAATGTCTTTTAGTCCGTACATATTTTATTTTTGCCATATCCACCAGAGTCTGGTAAGTGGTCGACTAACAGTTGGATTGTTTTGATTTCTCTGAAATCTTCTATCTTCCCATTTCTCGTTAAGTTCTCCTTTATTATTAAGTCTAAAAATAAGTTGAGGTTTTTCTAATAGTTTAAAGTTAAATTGTTTTGTAAATTTATAGCATTTTTTTTCAGTCCAGTTATAAGTAAATTGTCTTTCTCCATGATAACCTCTAAAACAAATAATACCATCTTTACGTAAAACCCTATAAACTTCTTGTAATTGTTTGACAATTAATTCTTCATCTCCAAAATTAATTGATCCATACGCTATTATAGCATCAACACTATTATCTTCGAAATCTAAATTAGTAAAATCTCCTACAATGTCAACCAGAGGCTTATATACAATGTCAATACCTATTAAATTATTAACTAATGACTTATATCTATTATCGCCGCATCCAATGTCTAAAACTAAAGTAGGATTTAATGAATTAATTAAATCAAGGTCTTTTTTTACGTTTTGCCATTTAAATGGTCTATTTAATTTGCGGAGATTTCCATTACCTTCGGGTCTGTATCTAAAAAAAGTATTTAAATACTCTTTTAATTCCGGGGTCATACATTAATTCTCCTTGGGCATGTTTTTAAAAATTCGTATGTTTCTTCTGTAACTTCGCCTGTAATATTTAATGTAGGCCTAGGGTCATGTCCAAAGTTTGCTGTACCGTGTGGAATATCTCTCCAGGGCCATGTAAAACAATCACCTTTTTTCCAAGTTAAAAAGTTATTACCTTGTTTCCAAACTTGTCCTTGTTTTTGGTTATCTAAAAATATAATTACTCTCATTATTAGTCTTTGGTCATAATCGCATGCGGCAAACTTATTATAGTCTTCTCTTTGACTTTGTAGTAATCCACCAAAGTTATCTAAATGCCAATAAAACATCTGCCCAGGTATCTGCACATCAAATTTTATATTTGGTCTACCATTTTTCTTTCCAGCAGGATGATCAAAACAAAATAGTTTTGCCATTTTTTTGAAAACTCTAGGAAAGTCTTTTTGCATATATCTGTTTAATACTGCATAACTGTTTTCATCAGAATCAATATCATATCCCCATTTTTTAAAGTCATTGTATTCTAACTTGTTATTATTATCCATTCTAATATCTGATCGATAATTAAATGTAGCAGGAGTTGTGCTTTGTATCAATTCTGCAGTTTCTTGCTCCCAGTCACCTTCAAATTCACAAACAGGAATATGTGTAGGAACTTCTCCCACAGTATCGTCACGTGTTTCATCAAAATGATAGTTACTTGTAGCTTTACAAAATTCAAATAGACTGTCGTAATTTTTATAGTCCACAGGGTCTTTTGTTTTTAGATTACGCCAATCCCACTCTGGTATATTATCAAATTTCATTCTACCTCCTACTTGGCAAAGACATATACGCCTTCCCATTTTTCTCGACCAGCAAGTTTTTGATTACCTACTCCCGGCCTTGTATTCAACATCATCTTTATTGTACTTACATGTTTAAAACCTATTCGTTTAGATATTTGAATCCAGTCATCGACGACTTCGTATTCTTTTTTTCCGTAGGTTTTGTAATCCGCAATGTTTGTAGCGAATATTCCATCTGCGTTAAGACTCTTATAAATGCGTTTAATAGTAGGCTCAGCATATCCACTAAACCATTCGTCAAGGGTGCTATAACGTACCATACATTGTGTATCTTCATCTGAATATTTCTCCAAGTTAAAATAAGGAGGAGAGCTAAAAGCTAAGTCAATATCTGTTGGCTGATATTCTTCACTCACGTCCTGTATTATATTGCCTTTTACGCCAACTGCTTCTTCTAATAAATCATTAAAATAATTTAAGTATTTTACTGTTTCAGTGTTAGGATCTATTCCTGTATAGCTATAGTTCATGTTACTACAACTAATGCCTAAAAGCCTACCACCATAACCTGCACTATAATCATATACATTACCCCAAAGCACAGGACATAAATGTTCAACAATAGCTCTAGCATTTTGTGGTTTAAAGTTTTGTATATTTTCGCCTGTAACTAACTCTAAAGCTCTACGTAGAGCCGTAGGATAAACTAATTTGTGCCCTTCACGCATTTCATAACAAATGCGTATAGCTCTTTTAAGTTTTGTATCGTTATAGAATCTATCTTTTAAACTATTACTACCTCTACCTTTAGGTTCAGCAGTCATCATATTTGGAAACAAAAATCTACTTAAAGGCTGACCTCTATTATTGCCTAAACTTATTCTTCCGTCTTTAACTGAATTGTAGCTAATTGATCTAAAATCTCTAATAGCATTAATTAACCCTTTTTCAGTATAATAAAGAATAGGTACAATATTAATAGATCTGTAAATATCAAATACTTTATTTACAGTTCCTTCTGGATCCTTGTTAAACGCAGGCTTGTCAAGTTGATCTAATTGGTCATAAACAGGTTCATACCCTGTAAATTCTTCACCATGGATATTATGGGATTCTATATTCCAAGTTGTATGTAAGTCCTTTATCAAAGCTCACTCATTAATGGAAATATTTTTGCTATGACTAAAGCACATTCTTTCGCAATATCCATATGTTCTTTTTGTGTACCATTTGCACTTCTTAATTCAATATAATGTATCCAACTTCTAAGAGTGCCGTTCATATACAATCTTGTTTTAGTACAGCCTTCAGGAAGAACTACACGAGCTTGTTCTTTTGCAATACCATTGTGTATAGCCCATTCGTAAGCAATACGTGCTTGATCAATAACTTTCCTTTGCTGACGACTCCACTCGTCATGTAAGTCACTGTCTATGTCTATCTCTATACTGTTCTGTCTATTTTTAGAATCTTGTAGTCTAGCTTCACGGGTTTGAAAAGTATCTGCCATATCTTCTGGATTTGCATATCTCTGGCTAAATTCTTGAAAGCTAAAACTTCTATGCCTTACAATTTGATGTGCAATATCTCTTGTAGTTTCTATTTCAAGACATGCGTTAACCATTTCTAAAGGTGACCAGTGTGCATTCTTTACAAGATACTTAATTAGTTTTGCACTAGTCTCTGTATTCATTTGGTTACTTGGATTACTTACTCTAGCACAGAAAGCAATTAAATCTTGACAATTCAATGGCGTATCATCCCCCCAGACTGCAAATTCTGATGCTTTACTATATGAAATTAATCTAACGGCCATGGCGCTTCTCCTTTTAAATCTTCTATTCTTCTTCTTAAAAAACCTATTGTTGTGTGTATATGTCCTGTGTCGTGTTCACGTAACAGGGTTTTGTAGTATTCTATTTCTTCTTGTAACACATCTATTCTTATGATGTCATTAATAAGAGATTTACTAGCTACCTTTTCCTGGTTTATCACTAAAGTGCTCCTCTAATTTATTTGCAACTCCGTCCCATTCTTTTGCATCAGACGGAACATCTTCTGGTCGGGCTTCTGTAATGTTAGGCCAGATATTAGAATACTTTGTATTTAAGTCTAACCATTTTTCTAATTCACTACCTTGATAAGCATTGTCTGGTACAATAGCATCAACAGGACACTCAGGTTCACAAACGCCACAATCAATGCATTCGTCGGGATGAATAACTAGCATGTTTTCGCCTTCATAGAAACAATCTACTGGGCATACTTCCACACAATCCATGTGTTTGCACTTAATGCAATTATCGTTTACTAGATAAGTCATTTTTTTTTAGATTCTCGCAAGTCGAATTAATGTAGCTGCCAAATTTATTTCTGGATCTGCTACAAGTGTATGATCAACAAGTCCTTGTTTAATTGTTAGTACGGCTGTGTCTTGTTTTTCATCATCACCGAACAGTTCAATATTGTCGTATAACCAACGATAAATTTCTTCCATCTCTTCCGGCCTAACTGCTCCGCAAAGTAATTTACGTGCGGCTTGTATTTTACCTGCTTTAAATAGTTCAACCATTTCAAGTTTCCAGTCTGTTTCGCCTGTATCCCCTTCGTTTGGTTTAAGTAAACTATTGTCTTGCACATTCATTTGTACAGTATTAATACATTTACGCAAGTCTGGATAAGTTGCTTTTACATAAGTGTCTAATATATCTATATTTGGAGTGACACCTTCAGCTATTAATATTTCTGCTACACGAGCAGTAAACTCTGTTTGATCTATTTTAGCAATATGAAAACCTTGACAACGACTGTGCAGAGCAGGGATAATACGGTTGGGGTAATTACAAGTAAGAATAAACCTTGCAGTGGTGTGATATTCTTCCATAACACCTCGTAAAGCCGCTTGGGCACTAGGACTAAGATAATCAGCCTCATCAAGTAGTACACATTTAAAATCTCCAAATGGTATCATTTGAACAAAGTTTACAATCTTATCCCTTACGTCATCTACACTATTTGTACGACTAGCATTTATTTCTAATATGTCTAAGTCGTTTACATCTAGTTCGTTTAACAAAAGTTTTGCAAGTGTTGTTTTACCAATACCTGCATTACCACTAAACAACAAATGAGGAATAGTCTTTTCTTTTATCCAGTTATTTACTTGATTCCTTTGTGCATCATCTCTGAACACATATCCTTTTACCGTTGTTGGACGGTATTTTTCTACCCATAAGTCTTTCATTACTGTTCTAATTCTCCTAGTTCTTTAATCATATCGGCAAAGATCTTAAACATCTCTTTACTGCGATCAGGTTTAACTTCTTTATAGATACAGTAAGCACTAACATCTTTTTGATCTACAATTTGCTCTCTTGCTTGTTTACAAGCATTAAGGTCTGCAAATGTTGCCGAGCTTACAATTTGTCCTGCAATAACGGTTACTAATACTATACTGTTCATTTTTTAACTCCAAAGTGTTTATATGATTGTTGTACACATTTTGCTTGATAATAACAATCAGCTAATGCATTATGTAGCTGTTCTTGAATAGCTTTACGCGGATCCTGAGGCATCATTTTAAATAATGTTCGAGAATCACGTATCTGCCAATAGTTCCAAGGCACAGGAGTTTCTGCACTTTTGTACAAGTGTTGAAGCATTACAAAATCAAATGTAGGACCTTGACACCAAATATAATCTAACCCTACACACCATTTATTAAGTTGTCGCAACATTTCTGTTACAGTAACTCTGTCATGATCTCCAAATGCCTCGTCTTGTATTTTTTGAGGTTGTTTGCTCCACCATTCTAGTGTGTTGTTATCAATAGTTCGATTATATTTTTCTGATTGTTCTTCTATATCACCACGAAGATATAATCCTTTATCTGGTTCATCATCACTGAAAGGGTTAAATTTAATTGCACCTAAGGTGACAATAACACTATCAGGCTCAACGCCTAGTGTTTCCAAATCGATCATTCCATGTGTAGCCAAAATATACTCCTTAACTTTATGTTTATTATAACGTAAAATTACTAAAAGGTCAAGAGTTTTTTTTGGTTAAATATCGCCGTCTTTTCTATTTTCGGAATAATGGGCAAAGAAGTTGCCGCCGGGGTATCTAGACTTTAGTTTATCTATGTTCATTTGGATAACATCATTTGGATCTATGTTAAGTGCCATACATCCTTGCATCCAATACCAAATAACATCACCTAGCTCACGTTGCATGTGATAAATGTTATCTTTGTCTAGTGGCTTTCCTTGTAGGACAATTTTTTTAATTATTTCAGTAAACTCGCCTGCTTCTGCTCCTAGTCCTAAAGCGGCCGTAAGCAATCGTGGCATGTTTACATCTCGTTGATTTTCTAAATGTGTCCAACGATTTTGGAAGTCGTTATTATTTTTACTTTCGTCAGATGTTACTGTATCTACGAATTCTTTATATTTGTTTAAATCAATATCAGCCACGTAATCCTCCCTATTAGTTATTTGACATTGCTGCCATTTCGTTTAATGGAGCAGTATGAGCACCAAACCCAGTATCGACTGCATCACCGTTACCGTATTCTTTTCCAATGTAAGTATCGTTTGGTCTTTCGTTAGAGTATGCTAATATACTTTCAGATTCAATCATACGTAGTTCGTGTGTTTCATCGTCAAATTCTACCTGCATACTCCTAGTCCAACGACCATGTTCGATTAAGATCCAATCGCCTACATTATAGTCATCTTTATTTCGAGGACCTTTTGAAAACACTTTCCCCCATCTAGGATAGATCCCATGTACTTTACCGTCATCATTATTTAGAATAATTCCGCCTGCGGTTTTTTGTTCTCCAAAATACATATCACTTACAAGAACTCGATTACCAACTGCCCGCGGCTTTCCTTTATAAGTTTTTAAATGGTTTGCCATTTTTAGTCTTCTTTCTTAGCTAAATCTTCAGGTTTTACAAAATTGCCGTCATCGTCTTCAACCCAATCATCAGTTAGGTCTTTACCTTCTGGCACAACAGAAGCAACATCAGATATTTTTGGTGTTGCAGTTCTAGTTTTAGTTTTTTTTTCAGTAACAGTTTCCGGCGCCGCCTCTTGTTTTGGAGCACGTTTGACTGCTATCTCTTCTGGCATACTAGAAGAATTTTCATAGTAATCTTTTAGTACATCCTCTTTTTTTCGAATAATTTTACCACCTGGGCCTAATTCGTCACCACGTGCATTAACTTGTGCATTACCTACTGCTGGAGTAAGTTCGTTTCTTTGACGTAATAGGTCCATATCAATTTGCTTACCTTGCATTGATTTGTAAATTGTTCGACCTTGTTGTTTCATTGGCATAATGATACCTCCTTAGTTATATACTTACTTATCTCAGGAACTCCTGGTAGTCCAGGGCAAAGTGGATTGAATCTATCTTATGTACACCAATTAAGTATAATACATACGATGCTACACTAGATCCTCTTCCTACACCCCATACAATATTGTTTTTTCGCATAAAATCTACTAGATATATCATATATTGTAGTAAATGTAACATATCTCGTTTTTTGTATTCTTCAAATTCTTTATTAACTCTTGCCCATTGTTTGGAAAGATGTACAGTTGCAGTACTAGTTGTTTGCATCTTTTCCATTAATTTTGCTTCTAGCCAGTTTAGTACATTTAGTTGTTTATACTCATCTGTCATAAACCATTCACCTTGACATACTCCGTCAAAAGTCTTTTCGTCAACATCTAAAGGAATATAAGTTGTAAGTTCAGTTAACCCTTCTTCACGCATAGCTTCATTAAATTTATAGACATCATCATTTGGGTCGCACAGAACTACATGACACTTGTCAATATGGCCACTATAGATCATATCGACTAGATCTTTATTTGAGAATCTGGGTATACCAAGAGAATCTGTTTTCATAAGCATCTTTATATATTAACTGATATTAATCAAATTGTCAAGACTATTTTCGCCATTTTCTTTATCAGATGATTGATTTAATGTTTCTTTGGCTTGTCTTGTTACAGCTTCGGCTCTATACATTTCCAAAACTACTCTAATTTGATTTTGTACTTCAGGATTCGTAGTCATGAAATACTTTTTAGAAAGGTCGTTTATTTTGTCAGATAGATCGTTAGTAGAAATATCTGATAAATCGTCTACAAATGGATTAAGCGGTAAACTGGCCATGATACTGTCCGTATACAGTTAGTCCACCATCACTTGACCATAAGTCAATGAAAATTGGATCTGTAGTACTAACAGCTAGAAAACTTGCAGGCCAATTAGAATCTTTCTTAAACACGTTATTTGGGCCAGCGGAAAATTCTACTAACCTTGAAGTTCCATCGCCTTTTACTGCACAACGTATTTTACCTAATTTACCTGTAGCAGGCCAGTCAGTTAATGTGAGTGTTACATCAGCACCGACTGTAATAATTTGATAATTACCGTTTACAAATCTTATGTTTTGACTTGATACAATCTCGTCTGTTACATAAACTTCTTCAGAATTAGCAATAAAATTTGCTTCTCTTATTACGTTTCCGTTAAAGTCGTTACTAGCGTTTAACTTTGCGGTAGTGGTTTGCAAGCTGGTTATTTCTGTAGCCGCTGTTGCTAACCCTGTTTTAACTAGACGGAAGTTATCTCTAAATCCCTGACTGTCGTTATCAGCACCGGCGACTGGATATAATTCGTTTATATCACTTGTAAGTATGTTACTAGCCATTAATGATCTCTCCTATCTTTATTTATATAGTATTTATTGCTTTTATATGTTAAACTGGTAATTTGCGAATAGTAAGTATTGCTCATTTGTATTTCCTGTTGTATTGTCTATTATATAGCGATCTATATCAAAATCTAGCTGTGTAAAGTTAAAATTTTGGAAGTCTATTGCATTTTTAACAATTTTACTTTTACCAGATATTGTGTAACATAGTGGTATAGCGGCCACATAACCTAATTCTTGTAACTGTCCTTCTTGAGCAGTTCTCATCCAAAGCGGTAAAAAGTTTCTTACAGTAGCACCACTTTCGGCAATATTATCTCTCATATTTTTTATATTTGATATGTATTTTTTAGTATCATTTCTTTGATCACTACTAATTGCATTAGAGTCTACTTTGATAGTATTAGTGTTAACTGATTCTAAATACCAAGGACTAGTAGCTGTTTCGTCTGCAATATATGAACTTATTGTTGCAGGGAAAGTTACTGTAGATAAATCTCGCAAGCCTACCTGTAATTCATTATTAGTACCAGATATTACTTCAATGCCAGATCTTTGTAACACAGAAATATTTCCTTGACTTGGAATAACATTTACAACTCCTTCTGTGCTATCACCTAGTGTTCTTGATTGTAAGCTAAAGCTGATAAACGGTGAAGGCTTATCACCAAACTGAGATTCGCTTGCTAATAGTTTTGTTTTGTTATCTATTTTGATGTGTTTCTTTACATTGCCTTTTGCAGGTAAGTAAGGATCTAATACTTCTAAGTATACAACTTCGTAAACAATATCTTGTGTTCCTGGAAGTTTCGCCACCGCTGTTTTTACAGAACCTAATTTAAAACTTTTTCTTTTATGATTCTTAGCTATTGCTGCAACGTAATGATCTATTGTTTTAGTTTCAATTCCTGAATACACAAGCATGTTAATTTTTCTCTGTATTCCAAAATTTGGATCATCTGGTCTATAAATGTATTCTGGATTAAACACTTCAGTATTACTAATAAAAGTATTAAAGGCTGTTCTTTGCGTTTGCTTTAACATTGGTCTAGCAAATATATTACTATATGTTTTATTATCAGGATCACCTATAGTAATGTTAAATTCTTTTTTAGTTACGCTATATTTAAATTGATCTTGTACAGAAACTTCAAATGTAAATTTTCTATCTATAGTTGATGTATTACCATCTAGTATAAAAGTCCCTGTGTCAAATTGTGTTAGTGCATTACTTCCAAAGGTTGTAATTTTACCTGATATAGATCCGTCAAGTAATAAAGTTAATCCTGGTGGAAGTTTCCCTCCAGATAACGCATAAATTAATTTTGCGTTTGGAACATTACTTGATGCTATTACTGATAAGTTCGAAACATAATTAGCACTTATACTTTCAAATTTTGCAGGAGTCTTCCAAGTTATTGTAGAATCTACATCACCTAGTGTACTAACTGTAAAAGTTTTATTAGCTTCTGCCCTTTCATTTTCAAGAGCATTATATAAATTAAATTCAAAAGGTTCGTTTTCTTTTACTATTCTTGTTGTATATAACGGTATCAATTCAATTGGAGTAACAGCACCAGCATAAACAGTTGTTGCTATATTTGTACTAACAGTTATTTTTTCAAAGTTTGTTGCATTGTATTTTACTTGTTGATCTACAACATATTCAGCTTCTGAATTCCAAGTTGTTACACCAGTAGTTGATGCTCCAACAACTTCTTCCCAACGAGTTTTATTAAAATCTGAAGCAAATGTGCTTGAAGTATGATTCATTCTACATCTGTAAACTTTTTCGTTCGGATCAACAGTAGCAACAGTATAAGTAAAATCACCAAACGTAAGTTGTTTTCCTATAATATTTGTAAGATAAGGATTTCCTATTTTGTTAATTTTAATTTCTGTTTGATTTGGTAATGCATTTTCAAATACTGTAACAGTTATATTTTGACCTAAGTAAATTACATCGTAATCAGCTGATTCTGTTGTATCAACTTTTGTAATTGTAAATGATCTTTCATCAATTTCAATTTGTCTACCAACTAGTAAAGACACATCTTGGTTTTTTGTAACCTTTAAGGTATTAGATCCTACAGGAATATCTTCGTGAATAGCTAAATTTACATATTGCTTATTTGTTGCAGGTCCAAATCTACTAGCCTTTATTGTAAACTTATATTCTTTTGTAACATTTGGTTGGTAAGGTACTCGACCAGCAATCTCTCCTGTAGTACTATCTAAGTATAAACCTTCAGGTAGTGTGCTTGTACTTCCATCGTCGTTTACTTCTTGTAGCGTATAAGTAAGAACTCCTAATAATTCGTTAGTATCTAATACATCTAAAAATAATGTTACATAATTGTTAGCTCTTCGATAACCAAAGTTTCTTGGAGTTAGCCATATTGGTACTCTTATGTGTGTATTGTCTGCTGTAAACACACCAGTGTCAACTTGCATTATTGTATTGTCAGATCTTACAAAGTCATCTCCTACTACAAAAATTTTAAATTTTCTTCTTGCAATAGTATCACCATCGTTTACAGAAACAATAAATTCATAATTTCTATTTAATTTTCTTGGTGACCTTGTAGGAACTGATAAATCATAAATTGTAGTATCATAGAAGAAACTATCAAATCCGTTATTACTTCTTAAACCAAAGTCGTATCCAACAGCATCATATTGTATACCATCGTAATTTCCTGTATCTAATCGTTTTTCAATAGCAAGTATTGGATCAACTATACCAACTAGCTTTCCGTCTGTAGTTAAAGTAATACCTGGTGGAAGTTCCCCATCGCCTGAACCTACAAAGTATTCTAGCTTTTGTCCTGCTAATTGATCTGAATCTTCAGCTATTAGTTGAAAGTCAATAGGTGTATTGTCCAAAATAAAGAACATATCGTTTTGACCTACTGGAAGTAATCCTTCTGCTGTTTTCCATGTAGGTGTATCTGGCCCGATTACTTTTATTATAAATGTTCTATCACTTATTTGATTATTGTAGGAAGCTCTTAATACAAACTTATATTCTGTATCTCTAGTAACTTCTCTTGGTGTACCTGTTATTGAATTATCCTGTAATACCATACCTAGTGGTAAGTCGCCACTTATGTGTGTAACAGTATAGAGACTAGAATCTTCTGATACAATACTCAAATCTAAAGGTAAATCTACTGTAGTAGAAACGCCTTCAGTTAATGTTTGTAATGTTTGCCCAGAAAACTGTGTCCAAAATACTGCCATTTTAATTCCTAACTTTTAAGTATTTATCGGAATTTATGATGCGATCGTCTCTAGGTCTATTATTGCAGTTGAAACACCAGGATTTATAAATTTACCCATATCGACATCTGTTTCTCTTTGCAGGAAGTCTAGTAAATTAGTATAACGTTGACTTAATTTTCCAAAGTCAAATGCGTTATTACCAGCCGCTGCTTGCAGATCTCGTACATCAACACCATATACAAGTCCTTCTATCGGACCATTAAACGCACTTGCTGTAATGCTACCACCGTTAATAATATTATTATTATTTGCATCTAATTGTGTGGATAATTTAGGAGCACCGTCTGCTTCTAATACACCATTTGTAGCACTTACAAATAAATTTTGCCCTGTAACAGAAGTAGTTATTCCGTTAGAGCCTTGAATAGACATTGTCTGCCCTCTAGTAACAGTTACAGTACCGTTATCAGAAACAGCAATTAATTGATCTAAACTTGATGGTGATGTAATTGTAATGCCAGTTATAGAAGAAGTAAGTGTAATATTGTCACCACCAATAATCTTCTTAAAACTTAATTTAGAATTTGTAGCACTTTCAAATATACCTTCGCCGATTGCACCTAAGTTTTCACCACTTGCTGCCGTAGGGAATCTTCCGTTTAAGTCTTCAAAATTATCGTTAACTTTATCAAACGCGGTTCTAATATCATCGCCTGTACCGTCGTTTGCTAACTGTCCTATATTAATTTTTTTCACTGTCATATCATTTTTCCTTACGTATGTATTTATTTGTTTGCAACGCTAACTGAACCTGTTGCAGTAAAGTTACCTACTGTCAAAGTATCCTTTTTATTAAACGGTGTATATAAAATTCTATTGGTATTTTCTACAGGAATATATCCCGAAGCACCACTGACAGCAAACATTGCATCTAACGTAGCTTGTGTGGGTTTTGATATAACTTTACTAATAAAATTATTATATAATGCATATCCTAATGGATTATTTGTTTGTACTCCTGCTTGTGTTCTTGAGTTATCGTTCCATTCTGGTGATAAACTTCCTCCTGAAATGTATACAGTTATATATTCCCACATTGCAAAAATTAACAAGTATTGATATTCTCTTGCAATAGCGGCATAATATCCATTATAACTTAATGGTGTAATAATAGTATCTGTAATGTAAGCATTTGATGATCCATTCTTAAATGATAGAAACGCCATAACATCGTCAATGTTAATGACGCCATTGTTATTAATGTCACCTCTTTTGCGACCACTAACAACTTCATTTAGATATTCCGCATATTTGTGTGGCGTACCTTGAGCAACAGCAAGTATTCCTGCGTAAAGTTCATCAAGATCTGGTGTTGAATCTGGAGTATACAATCCAGAATATCCTGACACGTCGAATACATTATTGTCAATAGCCTCTTGCATTGCAGTCATTAATGGACTGCCTATCTGTCCATTTAGAATATTCATTTCATAAGGGTAAGCATATGGTAATCCGTATTGACATATTGTATGCAATACGTGTTCAATTATTTCTGTAATTTGTCCACCAGCTGTGTATCCATTCCAATTTTCTACGCCAGATCCTGATGCATTATCGTCTGGATATTCCCAAACATAGTCAACAGCTCTATAAGAATATGATGTTTCACTATATCCCGGATAATAAGTTTCGGGACTGTTTAATATTGATCTAGTATATTGATCACCGTTAATGTATCCAATTCTTTGAGCAACAGGTCCTTTGCCCCACGTGTTATCGCCTTTAGTTTCATCAGCCATTGCATCTATTGTAATCATTTGTTTTGATTTATCTATGCCTGCTGCTTCTGGGTCTAACATTAGTTCTATTGTTCGTGCTGTTTTTTCCATAAACGTATTACTAATTCCTTGAAACGTTATATCATATGGTCCGTGTCCAAGAAGTTTAATTCCTCGAACATTTAATTCTTTTGTAAAAGGAGGACGGTCATCTATTGTAGTTACACTACCTGATGAATAATTTACGCTGTTACCTATAAGGTTAATACTGTCACTGTCGTCCCAGTCGTCAGTTGTTCCGTTATATAGTTTGCCAGATGTTGAATTTTTAATCATCCATTTTTTTGCTTCAGCAGGTGTCCATCCAGGTTCTTTTTCTAAAGCACACGCTAATAAACCTGCAACATTAGGTGATGCCATACTAGTACCAGAAATTTTAAATATGTATTGACTAGCATCTAGCAAATGATTTTGTCTATTTCCATAATAAGCAGCAAGGTCGTTTGTACCACTAGTATTATCATTAGAACTTGCACTCATTATCTGTGTGCCCGGTGCGTAGATGTTAACGCCAGGACCACAACAACTGCTTCCAGCTTTGTTTTCTAAATTATTTGTATAGTCTATGTCTATATTACCAACTATAAATGCTTCGTCATCAAATGGACTTGATCCTTGATTATAAGATCGTGTACTACCGCTTATAGTAACAGTATTGTTATAGTCCTGTCCGTTAGCATTATCTATATAATAAAAACTATTACCTGCGGCTATACATATGTGTATTCCTGCATCAATCATTTCTTGTACGTCTGTATCGACACTTGTTAATCTTGAGCCAATCTTTCTTGTTGAGCCAGAAAAATATGCTGGAACTATACCAGCATTTGCATATAGTTCAGCACTAGATGCATAACCTGAATCACCATAAGTCCATGCATTACCTCTATAGTTTCCTACAGTTGGAGTTGCACTAGAACTAAAACTATATCCCCAACTCATGTTTACTACTGTTGGTCTTTTGTAACCAGTTTCTGGATCCACAGGTTTATTGTTATGCCAACCTTTAATAACATCAAAACAATCTGAAACTGGTATGCCACCGCTATCACCTGATCCTTCTAATCCTTGTACTTTTACTGCATAAATTTTTGCATCTTTAGCCCAGCCCATTGTGCGACCTGCTACAGTACCACCAACGTGTGTTCCATGACCATCATAGTCTCTATCATGAGTTGCAGCTTGTCCTCCTGCTACACCACTAGCTGAATACCAATCTATCTGTTGTACTCTTGATGCACCATCGCTATCTGTAAACTCAATATGTCCTATGTCAAGTCCTGTATCTTGTATTACAACATCTACACCTTTGCCTGTTAAATTATAATTAAATGGAAGTGTAGTTGAAACTTCTTGATTCCATACATCAGCTCGATGAATACCTCGCATCATGCCCCAGTTTAGGTCATTTTGAGAATCAGCTGACGTTTTACGCCACTCTCCAAATTGTTGAGCATTGTAACCGATTTGAACATCATCTCTATCTTCTGGTCTTAATTCTACACCATATACTCTGCTGTCACTTTTTAAAGTTTCTGCTTCTGCATCTGTTAACATATAATGAGTATTACGCTGACTTAAAGGTCTAGCGTTTTCTACTGCTACTGTTCTATTAGGAATGTCGCCTGCACCTGTTGATGCAATCATTTCAGAATTAAAGGCGTCATAGTCAACGCCTCTATTAAGACTTACAATGTATTCTTTTTCTGCCATCTATGCTGTCCATGGCCTGCCAACAACAAGTGTACCGGCATTATCTACTAAAGCACCTGTGTTACTTGAAGCGTTATATCTAGTTGGTAATTGGCTAAGATTAAGAGTATTTCTTTCTCTGTATGCTACTGCACTGGGATCAGTGCTTCCGCTAATTGTTCCATCTGCCGCTACAGTTTTGCCTTCACGTTTTGCTGTTGCTTTTGCAAGTTTAGTGTCTTGTCTAGTTGCTTTGAGTGTTAGTGTTGATATTCCGTTCGCGGCCATAATAGTCTCCTAAACTATGTTAATAGTGTTGCCCATACCACTGTGAGCTGTACATTGATAATATAAAGTTGCTGGAGCATCCATTGGAACTACAAATGTAAGCGTACCTGAAGCTATTGAGTTGTTTGTGATTCCATCTGAATAAGCAGATCCACCGTTTGAAACTCTAATTTCAAAAGGATGTCCTGATGCTGAAATAACAAATTTATAGGTTTCTCCCCGTCTTAAATATAAAATTGGATCGTTTTTGTTTGCTGTAAAAAATTTATTATCTTGTGCGTATGTATAGTCACTTGCTCCGTTGTTAGTAACTGTAAATGTATTTTGTACTGTGCCACCAAATGTTCCTGACATTGTTCCTGTGAATGTTGGGTCTGTAAACATAGTTGCTTTGGATTGATTATCTACATTACTAAGTCCAACCATAGATTTTGTAACACCTGCTACTGTTCCTGAAAAAGATGGATCAGTAAACATTGAAGTTTTAGATTCGTTTGTTACATTGCCTAGGCCAACCATTGTAGATGTAATACCATTTACTGTTCCTGTAAAAGTTGGACTTGCAAGTGTAGCAAATCCCGCACCGTTAGTTAGTTGGTTAGTATTTGTTGGAATATCTGTACTTAATGCTTGACTAACCCAAGCACTTCCGTTGTATACTTGTGTTCTGTTTACAGTTGAATTATAAATTGTATCACCTGCTGATGCAGATAATGCATCTCTAACAGTAGTGATTGCACTGAATAATCTTAGAGCTCCGTCTTTTATTACTACTGAACCATTTGCGTATAAATCTAAATTAGTTGCTGAACGTATTTCTGGAGTTCCTGCTGAAGTACTAATAAATTCTGTAGCTGTCACTGTGTTGTTTACAGTAAGATCATTTTCAACAATTAAATCAGATTGAACTGTAACCTGTGGAATAATATTAATACCACTTGAATCATCTGTGTCCATATTACTTGAGCCAAACGTGAAGTTACCGAGAGATCCGCCACCTCCTCCACCTGCATTTGAAACCCATGCATAATCAGTTCCAGACCAACTTAAAACATATCCGGCTGTAGGGCTAGTTTGGTTTAAATGTGAATCAATGGCTGCGTTTAAGCCAGATGTGGTTTGGTAATCAGCTAAAGCACTTTCGTTAGCAAGAGGTAGCCATACACCGCCATGAGCAAAATATGCTTTGCCTGTTGCATGTACGTGTGCGAACATACCGTGATAGGTTGTTGCGTTTGGTAAATCAACTAGGTTATCATACTTGTTTGCAAATAATATTTTTCCTGTAGTTGTAATGTTAAATGCTTGTCCATCTAAATCGCCACCAAGTTGTGGTGTTGTATCGTTGACAACATCAGTTAAAGAAGCACTTGCTGTAATTGTTAATGTGTCTCCTGATACTGCTGTTGTAATTCCAGTACCACCCGCTATTTTAAATGTTTCGCTTCCGTCAACTGTTGTACCTGTAGAATCATCACCTACAAAAGTAATTGATCCACCGCCACCAGTATCACTAGCATTAGTCCATTTCGCTCCGTCATACTTTAATACTTGTCCTACTTGCGGATTTGCATATGTAACATCTGCTGAGTTATTTAAAGATGTAATATTAACATTAAAAAGTTGTACACCGTCTACATTAGGAAGTTTACCACTAGAGTCTAGTTGAACAATTTGATTAGCACCGGTACCAACGTCAACTGCTATTGTTCCTGATGCTGTAATAGTACCACCAGTAAGTCCTGTACTAGCTATAACGCTTGTAACAGTACCAGTTCCTGATGCTGTTATTGGTTTCCAATAACTGTTTGCGTTATCCCAAGATAGTAATTGTCCATCTGTAGGAGTTGCATTATTTACATTTGCTAAATCTGCTAGATTAGATGTACCTGTAAGTGCATCTGTTATTCCGTATCCGGATACTGTAGTTGGTTTCCCTGACAGGCTAGTAAATGTACCTGCTGTAGCTACTGGAGCAAAATTAGGTACTAGTGTTAGACTTGAATACTTGCCATCAAATCCATCTGTGATTCCATAACCTGATAATGTAGTTGGCTTACCTGTAATAGTAGCAAAGGTAGTACCAGTTAGTAAATTTTGTGTATCAGTTAGTTCATTTATATCTGATGGAATAGTAGGTTTGTTAGTTAAGTCAGTATACGATCCGCTAAAAGGTGTTAGTGTAGTTCCTGCTAAAATTAATTGTGTTGCTTCTATAAATGTAGCATTTCTAATACCGCCATTAGCTAAGTCTAAGCTGTCACCATTTGGCAATTCCTTTAGACGGTTATTATCATTTGTATCAAGTATAATTGGAAATCTATTTGCCATTAGTTACATCCTGTTTTGTATATTTATCGTAAGTCATTATAGTGTCGCTATCCTTGTTTTGAAGTCAGCAAAATCTGTGCTTGCCGCTACTATATTTTTAAGTTCGACATTGCTAATATATCCAATAATGTTATTTGGTATTATATTATTTTCTACAGTTAAATCGCTATTCATTGTTACCGCTGGAGTAAATGTTATTGTACTGCTATCATCTGTATCTATCACACTTGCTATAGCTGTAATATTTCCAACTTGTGTAGCTGTAATACTTAAATTGTTAACAAAAGATTGAGTTACTCTTGCATCAATATCTGCGTTTGCAAGTGTACTAGAATAATATTTGTTTGAAGCACCTTCTGAAAGGTTGTCTGTATTTTTTGTAGAAAGCTGAGTATCGAATTTAGCATTTGTATAATATTCATTTGATGAACCTTCTGGTAAATCGTCTGTTGTTTTACCATTGATATATTTATTTGTACTTCCTTCTGGTAAATCGTCTGTTGTATTATTTCCTAATGTAATTTTTCCTGATACACCATCAACTAATATAGTACTGTTGTCTGCAAACACACTTCCTGTAACATCTCCGATCATAGGACCGTATAATGTTCCAGTAAGTCCGTCCATCATTAGTTTTGAATCGTCAGCAAATATACTTCCTACTATATCTTTTGCTTGTACAACGTTTCCGCCTACAACAAGATCGCCTGCCGCTGATCCACTTAATCGTACACCGTTGATAAAAATAAAATCTGCAACATATAAATCTGACCAGCGTTTAGTTGAAGATCCTAATGCAATGTTATTATCCGTACCTGGAATAATATCAGTACCAAAGTTTGTTGTATCTGTAAATGTACCGCTGTAAAGTTCATCGAAGTTATCGTTTACTTTAGAAAAAGCTGTACGTAACGGATCGCCATCACCTTTATTTTGTGACTTACCAATGTTAATTATTTTCTTTGCCATTATATTTTCCCTACGATAATTTCAATAGTTCCTTTGCCGCCATCTGGTTTATTTTCTAGCGCCTTTCCTATTATTGTTCCTGGTTTAGGATCATTGTTAACAACAGCATATCCTGGAACAGCACTAGCAACTAACATGTCACCTTTTGCTGTAATTCCAATTACTTTACAAGGTACTCTTCCAGTCATTGCAACATCTGTTGGATAATTACCTTCAAGTTCTGAGTTCATTAAGTAAGCTGGATTAGTTGAAACAACACCAACTACTCTATGATCGTCTTTAGTAGATGTCACTGTAATTTCTTCTGTGCCACCAAGTACCACTACTGTACCAGCTTCGTATGCTTCGTCTGCTAAGTATTTTTCAGCTAAGTCAGCATATCTTGCTGTAGTTGCTGTACCTGAAAATGTTGTAGCGTATACAGTATTAAATTTAAGCGGAGTACCGCCACCTTGTCCTAAGTTAATAGTATTGTCTGCATTTGGTAAAATATTTGCACTAATTCTACCTGTTATGTTAACTGTGTCAGCACTATCACTCCCTAGTATAGTGTTTCCTTCTACAGTTAATCCGTTTGTTACTTTTGTAATAGTATTTCCAACTTGTACTCTTACTGCACCGCCTGTAACAATTTGTATAATATCTGCCGCCGCATCAGTAAATCCTGTTCCTGCACCTAAACCAATACCAGTACCTGTTGCATCTCTCTCACCATTAGCTTCAATAAAGTTTGTATATGTCCAGTCACTTGCTACAAATGATTCTCCTGTATAACTAGAACCTGCATGGAATGTTGATTCAGTACTAATATTAGTTTCTCCAACATCTAGGTTTCCTGGAATCTTTACAACCGGATATGTTACTGAAGGAGTTACACTTCCGCCAACTGCTGTAAGTATTGTACCTTGAGCAGGTGTTTTTAATGTAAGTGTACCTGAACTTTCTGACAAAATTTCATAAGTGTCAGTACCACCAATTATATAACTGTTTGCTTGTATTGCTCCTGAAGTTTTTCTTCTAGCAATAGTATCACCTGTTGACGCATCTGATATCACACTTACGCCGTAATTACCTGCTGATAATTTAACTAAAGCTGATCCAGGATATCCTGTATCTGTTGAAATTATTGTATTTGTAAAGTCACTATCAACAAGACCTCCACCTGCAGATAGTGCATCAGCAAATGAAATTTCTTCAACTGAACCTGTACCTGCTGTAGTTCTTCCTAGAACATTACCTGTTACAATATTTTGTAGTTCAGCAACAGCAATACCTCCAGCTTTAATTCTTACATAACCGCTTACAGTTTCAAAGTTTTCATCACTAAATTTAGCTAGTCCTAAATCAGCTTGTACTTTACTAGCTGAACCGCTCCAACCGCTTGTCGCATCATCTTCATCAAATGTATTTGCATTTTGCATAGATAATTTACTTTGAACAATACCTGCACTATTATTAACATCTGCGTTAATAATTGCTCCAGGTGCAATTTGCAAATCAACTTCGGTTGCAGTTTGTGTTCTAGTTGCTGTAATATTAATATCACTACCAGATGCTTCTGCGGCATTAGCCCATTCATCCATTGGAGTAGTAAGTACTGTTGCTGTTGCAGTTCCGTTAGTCAAAGAGTCACTTAAAGTAAACGCTCCTGCGCCGACAGTATATGTTACAATAGTTACACTATAAGCATTACCGTTATCGCCAAGTAGTTGATCTGTTGTTATCTCTAAGTCTACAATCGTACCATTAATACCTGCGTTACCTACTAATTGAATTGTATCACCTACTACCCATGTTCCTCCACTTGGTGGAGATACATAAATTCTTTTCTTACCAGTCGCAACAAGTAAATCATCTTTAGTTTGACTATTAGTTTCAACACTTCTTAAATCTTTGAGTTCATCAAATTCACCAACTCTTGCGTCTACGTAATTTTTATTAGTAGCCGCTGTACCATCAGTACCTGGATTAGCAACACCAGTAATTTGATTAGTACCCATAACCAATGTGCCTTCCATTGGAAATACACCGTTTAATGGTACAAAGCCTTGTCCAATTCTATTTCCTGAAGGAGATGCTTGAACTTGTGCGCCACCTTGTGTGCTACCAAGTCGTCTATCAACATAGGCAACAACTGATTTCTCAGTTGGTACTGCACTAGCCGAAGCATCACCCATTGAATCGTCTGCTGAGAATTCGTTAATTGTAACACCTTTGGTAAATCCAAGTGCGTTAGCATTTGATAATCCAATTTCTCCTGAGAATGTAATAAGTCCTGTTGCTTGGTCTACACTAAAGAATTTACCTACACGGAAGAAACCAAATTGGTCAGTACTTACAAAGAATACTCTACCTTTTCTTCGCTCCCACACCTGTGCTTTAGAAGCAGTATTATCTGTAGTATAAAATTCTGCAAGTGAGTTTTCTGCTTTACCTAAAATAATGTTTGGATAGTTTGAGTCATTAAACGAACCTGTACCAATCTGTGTAAAGTCGTGTCCTGTAGCTCTTACAAGTGATATCGAAACAGTGAGTTCAGCTGTAGCATTTGCATTGATGCCTAGTTTAAAGTTTTCACCTGTTGTTATTGATAATCCTGAGTTTAATCCTGTACCTGAATAACTGCCGTTAATATTAGTATCTGCTACGTCAGCAATGGTAATATATGCAACTGTTGAATCACTTTCGTAATTAGTAACCTGATGAATTTTACCGTCATGTGTAAATAACATTCCGCCAGCATAACCGCCTTCACCTGGTTGTAATCCTGCAATGTCTCTAGTTATTCTTGTTATATCACTAGCTCTAGTAAGTTGGTTAATAGCAATTTTTGTATCACCTTGTGTACTACCATTACCACCTTGTAAATTTACATCACCAGTTGAACTAATATCTAATGTTTCAAAACCAGAATCTAATGTAGTATAAATTGAATTTGCACCAACAGCAACACCGTATGGATCTGTATTTTGAAAATCAATACTTCTATATGTAACTGTATCACTTTCATCAAAGTTAATAGCAGTATTAGGTCTAACATTTAATTGTGACGGATCAGTAATACCGTTTAATACATGTGATTTAACATTTCTATATTTGATAAGAGTACCACCTGGTACTGTTAATTGTAACTTGTCAAAGAAGTCGTTTGCTTGTGCAGAGTCAACTGCAATACTTAATTTATAAATTCTGTTACTTACTTTTCCTACACCTAATGCATTTGCAACAGCTACAACATCAAATGTTAATGCAGCACCGCCACCGTTACCAATGTCAGCATCAAGTACTGTAAGAGTTTCACCAGTAACATAATTTTGTCCACCACGGCTAACTGTTACAGAAGTTGCAGCTCCTGTGCCATCAACTGTAATGTTAAATGTTGCTCCGCCACCTGTTACTGTACCGCCTGAAGTATAAGCTGTAAATCCTGCACCATTAACTGTGGTTGTTAATGCTGAGTCAGAATATAATTGGAATGTTGTATCACTAACACTCTTAGAATAATATGTGTTACCGTTAAGTTGCGTCATGCCTGCAACAGAACCTATAACAATTTTAGATCCGTCTCTTAAATTATGATCTGTAGTAGTCGTTATTACAACTGGATTTGCCTGTGTTGCACCGCTAATATTTTTAACTGAACCACCTGTGGTTGGTACATTTGTATAAGTTCCTGCAGAACGTGAACCATCAGCACCGCCTATACTAGTAACTGATTCAACACCAGTTACATGAACATCACCAATTTCACCAAAAATTTGATCGTTATCTGCATCACTCATACACTCAACATTATTAATAAGATAATTTAGTGTACCCGTTGATCCACCGTGTGCGATAGTTACATGTGAGTTCGGTAACGGTGCCTGTCCAAGTTCAGTTACATAAATGTCTGTATCATTAACAGCATTTGTAAATGTTGCTGTAGTTACAGTTTTAGCAGGTTGCATAGTCCTGTCTCGTAATGTTACTTGATCTGGAATTTCGTTTGGATCTGCTCCTTCTGCAACAAGACCAAAGTTACCATATCCGTTTGAACAGTTTAATGCTCTAATTTCTGAACCATTGAAAGCATAAAATGCCGCATGGTTGTAGTATGTAAATGTTGACACTTGTTCAGATACTGCACCGTTGTTACAAACAAGTCCGTAACCTAAGTCATTTATCTGTGTAAAGTTTTGTGCAAGTAATGATCTGTTTCCAGAGGTTTGTAAAAATAAGTCCCTATAATATTTTGAATCTGCAAACTGCGTTTGATCATATCCTGTACCACCGTTTGAATCTGCATCAAGATAAATTTTACACCAACCGTTTCCACTGTCATAATCTGAAATAGCATTTATTTGATATCTACGTCCTTCAACATAGAATGGACATGGAAGTAACGGTGCTCTTAAAAATAAACCTTCTCCTGGCAAACTTCTTATCCAAAGAGTAAAATTATTTATTTTACCGTTTTGTAATCCTCCTAATGATGCACCAGGATTAATTGTTTCTGGTACATATACTGGAAGGTTAGCAACATAAGCATCGAGGAACATTCCTCCAGCAAATGTTTTTTTGTTTTCACTTTTACTAAAACTAGAACATGCAAATATGTAAGGTGACTTTGTTAATATTTGTCCTGCTGGGTCAAGCACAGTCATAAATCCACCGTGTCCTTGACAACTTACATTAGAAATAATTGTACCGTCGTTCATTAAGAACACATCCATTTGATTATTTCTTTTTGGTGGATTATAATCGTTATTGAATGCGTAAGTAACTCTGCCAACTAAGTTAATAGCTAAAGTACCAGTTCCAGATTCTCCAGTGCCTCCTGTAAGTACTGGAGGTTGATAACTTGCCGCCGCTTGGTTTTGTAAAATACTACCGTTAGGATATGCTCCAGTTAAGAGTGTTTGTATTATAGTTCCAATTTGATTTACTGAATCTCTTGTGATTGCCTCTTGTCCTAAGAACCCACCTTCTGCGTACTTGGCAACGTAATAGTAATAATACTCACCTGCTGAAGCTGTAGTAAATTCTGCTCCACCTCTTATTAAATCGTTTCTTATAGAATCTAAAATTAAACCAACGTCTCTTCTACATTTTGCTACTCCGTGAACGTAGTTAACAAAGTTAGTATTAACAAAACTTATAACACTATTCTGTATTGTAGTAACATTTGATGCACCTATTATAGCAGTTCTTGCTGTTGTAAATTGTGACTCAGCCCATGTAACACTTGGAAGTGTTTCTGCTGGTATACCTGATGTACTATTAGCTGTTACAACATCTTCAACTACTTGTAATAGTCCACTGAATTCTGCTTGTTCTGTAGTTGATGCTGCTTCTAATGTAATATTTTGTGCAACATCTGATTGTAAACTTGTTACAACATTATCAACTAATACAACTTCACCTATGGTTGACAAGTAATTTAGTGCGCCAGCAACTGCTGTTCTTTGAGCGGCACTAGCTGTCCATAATTCTGTTGCACCATTATATAAACTTAGAGCAACTCTTCTTACTGCACTATTACCACCGTATTGTAAATCGTAACTTGCAGCATCGATAACTCTTCCAATTTCAAATTTTAATCTTGTAGCATCAAGTGATGCTCCAGAATGATTTGTGTTTACCCATTCTGCAATCTCAGCTTGTAAAAATGCATTGTTTGCTTGTAATTGTTTTCTTGCTTTTGTAGCATCAGCATCTGCATCAACGCCTGCTGAATTAACAGGATAATCAAATTCTAATGGTCCTGCACCAGTACCTGTATTAACACTACCGTTTGTAATAATATCAACTATTTCTGTAATTGAATCATCAAGTCTTGCAATACCTTGCGGTGTAAGTTTAACAGCGGCCAAGTTTCTAACTAAGTATCCAATATATCTTATTGAGCTAATAGTAGCTTCTTTATTTGCACCAACTGCTGTAGCTTGCGGAGTTTGCTGATAATACAAACCTCTGTTAACTGCATTGTAATTTGTATTCAATGCCATATCGTTAGCAATATCATTTAAGATTAATTCAACTCTTGTTCTCCAAGTAGGTTCATCAAAAGTAATATTAGGTTTATTTGCATCAACCCATGCAATAACTTCTTCTTGTATAAATTTTTTGTTTAGTCTAACAATCTCTGCGGCTGTAGTATATTTTCCTGGATTAGTAATTGCTGTACCAATTGATTCAGGCTTATCAGCATCAACTAGATAATGGTAACCAAAAAATCCTTGCTTTACATTTGATTGATTAAAGAATGGTGTTCCTGTTGTTGCTGTACTTAAACCATCAAATTCAATATCTCTATATAGATATGTACTTGCCCAAGGAGATTGTGAAGCTCTATCTTTTGGTTTAATAATTACTCGTCTATAGTCGTCACCTCTTAAGGTTACATTCTCAGGTACCTTAATAGGATAGTCTTCTTCGTATACTCCTGATTCAACATGAACAGTAATTTGTTTACTCTTACTAGTATTTCCATAAAGTATGCTCTCACCTACTTCAAAATCTTTTGGAAATAGTAATTGAACTTCTAATGTATCATTGCTTCCGTTTGTTGCATCGTTTGATAGCAAACTTACAATTTTAGCTACTGCACCTGATATCTTACCAGTTATAATCTTACCAGGAAGTAAATCATTATTAGATGCTATACCTTGGTCTACGTAATCTAACGCTCCGTTGTTTAGTACTACTTTATAGTTACTACCAAACACTTCATCTGATCCTGAATTTATACCATTTGTAATAATGTTTGTAATTAAATCAAATTTTGCTCCTACTGCAACTCTAGCAGTAGCATCACCATCACCGCCTACGTTAGTCCATCTGTTGACTTCAGTTTGATAAATTGGACCTACTGTACCAGTAGTAAATGCAGAATAACCTACAGCAGTACTAAATGGTGTTGTCAGTCCTTCGTCAGTAAACAATTCAAATGTTTGATCTGTTAATTTTTTAATATAAGCAGTCTTACCGTTAATCTCTGTCATACCTCCCGATACAACAAATGTAACTTGATTCTTATCAACTAAACCGTGATCAGTTGTTGTTCCAACTACTGCTGTTGAAGCAATTGAAATACTTGCAACTGTTTTCTGCCTATAAAGCTGTTGCTGTAATAATGCTGTTATTAAATCTTTCTTAAATGTAATAGACGCAAGTGTTTGCGTTAATTGTGTTGTAATTGCTTTTCTTGCACTTGCAGTTGAATAGTATCTTTCTGCGGCCGCTCTTGTTAGTGTATTAGCGTTTAGTCCTCTATTAATGTCTAAGGCAATACTATCAAGAATTAATTGACTATCTAATTCGCAACGTGCAATATCATAAACATGATTAGGATATGTAAACTTTAAAAACCCTGTAAGTTCTTTAATAATAAAATCTCTATTTGATTCTATAATAAGTCTTGTTTGGTCATACACAGGAGAAACAACATCTGCGATTGTAACAGCCGCATCAGCCGCTCCTGAATCTCGTGTAATAATTTGTTTATATGGTGATAAGTCTGCTGTTGCCGGAGCCGAAGCTTTAACTAATTCTTCTGCCCTTTTCATTGCACCTTTAATAGTTCTGTATGCGTAAGTCCAACCTGTTCCTTCTCTACCTTGCGGAACACTTGTCATTAAGTCGTCTCCGCTAGTAGCAACAAACAAATTAGTTGAACTAGAGTATGCTGTATTATCTACATAAAATTTTGTAGCCGCTTGCATATCTTCATTACCGTTAGGTTTTCCAGAACCTGCAAGTTCACCAGGATGATCGTTTAAGTATAACTCTCCAGCCATTGTGTCACCTTGTCGGCGAACAATACTCTTACGTGGCATTGCTACATTACTTAAAAAGTTTCCTGCTAAAGAAGCATCGTATGTATTATCAATTAATGTATGTGTATCAGCTGCATCAATTGTTCCTGATACTGCTACTTTAGTTGCGTTTGCAATATCAAGATTAGCATCAGCTGCACTAGAAGAAGTTGTATGTAAAGTAAAATTATTTGCGTCAACACGTCTAATATAATATACTGTATTAGTTGTTAAGCCCGATGGGTCTGTATCTTCTGCTCTAAATTTATATGCCGAACCGTTAATACTAGAATCAAATCCGTGATTAAGAACTTCAATGTTGTTATTAAGATATCTGTTGATTGTTAAAGTATATTGTGTAACTGTTGCCGGCTCATCACTTATACGAACTGGAGCAGTACCTGTAGTATCGTTAATAAGGTATCTACTATCTGCGTAACCTTTATTAATTACAAGGTCATCTATTGTAATAGTATTGTCGCCGTGACTAGTAGCAAATTTTTGTGCGGCTGAGTCTGATACTTCAACGTTTGCTATTGGATTGACGTTAGCTAATAAAGGTCCACCTAATGTTGGAGTCAAATCATCTGACATTTCTGTAAATGCAGTTGAAATAATAAGTTTACCAGCTACATTGTAACTAAACACAATAGTATCTGCCACACCGCCTCCTAAGGCCGAGTTAGAAGCTAGTGTAGCTAACTGTATTGCTGTACCTGCATCGTTTACAAGTGGAACCGTGTTAGGTGATAATTCGTTTGGAGTATCTGCTAATGCAGTAAAATTAATAGTACCGCCTTGCCCGAATACAGCATATAGTTCTGAAAAGTTTTCGTTAGTTTTACGAAACGATTCTCTAATACTATCACCGGTGCCGTCGTTACCCTCTACGCCAATGTTTACTTCTTGTCTTGCCATTTATTGCACTCCGTTTATATTGCTGCTTCTTCTAGTTTATCCATATCAAAATTTACACTAATACCACAACCGCATGACGATTTGGCATTAGGATTTCTAACTTCAAAATTAGAGCCTATTATTGTTTTTACGTAATCTATTTCTGTGCCAAATAAGAACATCATACTTTCGTTACCTATTACAAATTTTCCATCACCTGCGTCCATTGTAATATCTAACGGTTTTACTTCATCAGCTGATTGTACAGTACCCCAATCATACTCAAAACCTGCACAACCGCCACCTTTAAGGTTTAAACTGATACCATAACAGTTATTTTCTTTGCATATTGTGTTGATTTGTTGTTTTGCTGATTCTGTAAGTGTACAAACGTTCATTTTGACTCCTCGTTATACTGTATTTATAAGTTTATTCTATAATCTTTATGTAAATATAGTTATGTATATTAGAGAATTTGAAGAAGAAACACGGCATACACGCAGATCTAAATCTGGTAGAAAGCATAGTTATAGACGTGCAAAAACAATAGTTGTCTTGCGATGTGATAATTGTGATACAGAATTTAGTCGTGAGAGGGGAACAATGGATCCTAAACGGTTATCCAATAATTATTTCCATGTTTGTCATAAATGTAATGCTAAAACCTTTGCACAAAAGAAAGGCGTAGAAAGGAAGCAGATGTGGAATTTATCTGCCTCCAGTGATATACCAATAGGTAAACTTTAGTCTTCTTTTTTGTAGATTGTCCAAGCACCGTATGCAATAGCCGCATAAGCTGCAAGTTTTGCAAATGGACCAGCAATAAGAACAATAACTCCTAGTGCAATAATAGCTGCACCATCCCATGAAGTTCTTTCTTCTAATCTGCTTGTGATAAATTTCTTAATCATGATTTATCCTCCTTGTTTGTAAATTTGTAATAGCAGTATCAGTTCTAGACACTTTACGTTCTAATACCGAAATAGTCGCACGTAGTTTACGTAATTGTTCCTCTAAACTTTGTACATACTTGTGAGTAGGGACTTGATTCTCAAGTCCGTCTTCACTTACCATTACAATATGGTCAACCCCCTGACCTTTAATTCCGCCAGTAACTCTATTAGGGTTTTTACTAGACGTAGGCTGAGTCGAACTGTCTTTGTTCTTGTTGCCGTACATCTTGTTTAAGTAAGTCATTCTGTTTTCCTTTGTAATATTTATGCAAATCGATGCTGGCTAGATTTTTAAATTTGGATTCTACCATAATATCAGCATAGTCTAAAAAGCTCAATGCCCAATCATTTACTGCATCATTCCACATCATATCACTGTGTGCCCTTAGTTTTGCTTTTTTGTATCCTTGCTCAGTAAGGGTTTGAAAGTCTGGTCTATGTGTTTTATTGTGTAGTGGGAGAAGATCCTCTCTACTAACACTATAATGGATAGCAGGCCTAACACCACGCCAGCTATCAATAACACGTTTAAATCTGTCGTCGGTAGGTTCAATGTATTCTCCTTCTCTACACCAATGATGATGGATATCTAACACCAGAGCGAGATCGTTCCCAAGCTCAAGACTGTGTTCGAGTCCCCATTTGTTTTCGTCGTTTTCGATTGTAATACAGTTTCTTGCCTCCGGTGAGAGGCTTTTAAGTGCGTCTTTGATACCGGCTGGACCTTTGCGTCCTGATATGTGGACGTTGCACTTGAAATCCTGAAACTGCTTACCGTATCCCATCCAGCGGATGACGTCCGTGTGATATTCAAATTCTTCTATGCTCCTTCTAACTATGTCTTCGTTGTCGCTCGCAAGTACAGTAAATTGGCCTGGGTGCATCGATAGTCGGACATCGAGGGCCCTTGCTCTTTCACCGACCTTCGCAAACTCTCTTTCGCAATAGGCAACCACATCAGACTTGCGCCAATAGTAAGACCACTCATGCTGAGTATAAACAGGTAAAACATCACTGCCGAGTCGAACCATTCGTAACCCATTTGGTAATCCTCCTACGTACTCTATCAAGTTGTAATAACTTTTTATGTTATGGACCATGATGTCCCACAGTCTTTGTTCTGCAACTTCTTTGCTTTGTCTATTTAACCATTGTACGGTTGTACATTTAGTATTCAGAGGACGCTGAATTTCTTCAAGAAGTTTTTTCTTCTGTGTTTGATCTGGATGCATGTATTTACATGCAAATCCTATGCGTTTGTGATTCATCATGTTAGTATAATAACACCTTTATTTGCTGTTGTCAAGTCTATTTCTCATTCTTCGTCTACGTATAACATTCTTATTAAATGAATAAGGATGTAATCCATTATAGTAGCCTTTCTTTTCTAATATTTTACTACCGTCATCTAAGGCAGTTATCTTTTGAATGAAAACCATTGTATAATCATCACCAAAGTAGGACAGTAACCATTTATCTTGCTTTTGTACATTTAAATAAGTATTGATAGAATCTGAACCTCCATTAAGTTGTATGCCGTTCATTATATTTGTATCTGTTTCAGCCGCAACAAAAACAATATCATGTTCGTCTGGGTTGAAGTCTATTAGTTCTTGTGATACTGTACGCCAAAAATTGTCTAAGGTATATCTTGTTACTTTTACAGTTTTAGTTCTATTATTTGTATAAGACGCTTTTGCATACGGACAATGTTGTAAACTTTGGTTATTAATAAAAGGATGGTCTATCTTTGCATCTAATTGATCGATCCAATTAGTTAAGTAAGTTTCTAAATTATCTAGTTTGCTCATTGCCAATTATTTACCACCCATGGGTCTTTACAGTTATGAGGATTGGGATCACCGTGAAAGACAGCAATTAAACAGTCTTTAGGAGGCTCTACATGTTCAATCTCCTTAAACATCCTTTCACCTTTTACTCTACCAGCCTCGAATTCTTTTGAACGTCTTATTTCCCATTTCCAACTTCGAACCCAATTATCAGGAAATAATTTTGCAGGCATATTTTCTTTGTTTGATGCTTCGTACAACCAATCCTGATCGCCGAAAAATCTTGCTTGTACTCCTTTATAGTCTTTTGAGTAATCTTGCCATAGTTTTACAAGTTGTCCACTTCTAAATCTAATTACTGAACTATTATATTTTTTCCAATCGGGTCTCAAGTGTCTTGTAAAATCTCTAATTATGCACCAGTCATCTGGGCTGTATATAAACATATTATCTATATTACTAGATATAACTACATCTAAATCTAAATAAAGTATTGTGCCTTGAATAGGAAGTTTGTCACTAAAAATATAAGGCTTACACCACCAACCTGATAAAAATCTAGGTAACTCTATTGTATGTACGTTAGGATTAATATCGTTTGGATTATCAGTCAAGCAAAAGAACTTAAAAGGTAAATTACAATGTCTACTGATCATATTGTAAAGTTTGTTAACATAGTCAGCTGAATATTTTGTTCCGTGCTTTACACATAGTATATTAATATCGTCTGATATACTAACTGGTTGTATAACAGGTTGTTTAATGCCAGCTTTAGCTTCTCTTTTTTTAGCTTTTTCTAAAGCCTTGAGACGTCTATATTCTTGTTTAGTATGCTGAGTTTTATCTAGCTTTGCCATAGCTAGTCACTCATAACATCTTTTATTTTAACAATATCTTTAATAACGTTTTCGAAATCTTTTAAATGCAAAGCATTAGGTCCATCACTTGGAGCATTGTCTGGATCGTGATGTACTTCTAAAAAGAAATTCCTAATACCCAAAGCAACGCCGGCCCTGCATAAGCCAGGAACGTAATCGCGGTTGCCGCCGCTACTGCTTCCAAGGCCGCCTGGTTTCTGTACTGCGTGTGTGGCATCAAGCACAATAGGAGTATCATAATTACTAAGCATGTAGTCCAAGCCAGTAAAGTCAACAACAAGGCTATTGTATCCAAAACTAGTTCCTCTCTCTGTTATCCATACTTCTTTAGCACCTTCTGTCTTTGATAACATATTTTCAACGTCCCACGGTGCAAGAAACTGTCCTTTTTTAATATTAACTATCTTTCCTGTCTTACAGGCCGCTTTTACAATGTCTGTTTGCCTACATAAGAAAGCAGGAATTTGTATTACATCGACAACATTTAATCTTTTTACATGTTGTACATCGAACACACTATGAACATCGGTTAATATTTTAACATCTAATTCTTCTTTTAGTTTACGGAATGCTGTCATTGTAACACCCATTCCAAGGCCTCGTGTACCTTTTATGTTTGAACGATTAGCCTTATCATAGCTTGCTTTAAAGTAATAATCTAACCCGTGTTCCTCACATACACGTTTGCATTCTTGTGCGATTTCAAAACTTTGAGGATATGATTCGTGCTGACAAGGTCCTGCAATTATTCTCATTTATCCTTCGTCCTTCCTACTTCCGAATTCGTTTCCACTAGCATCTTTCTTGTAACCATCTTCGTCAAGCCTTCGTTTATGTTTTTGTTCAAAAATTCCAGCGGCAATAAAAGATACAGCCGCCAGCATTGGAATTACATATATCATTTTATTTGTGATATATGCTGTTATGTATGTAGGTACTAAAACAATAAGTGCTTTAATAAACCCTTCTTTAAGACTCTTTCCTAAAAATTGCACTATTTGCTCCGTGTTCCATACATTCGACTTCTACAACGAAACATCTATTATTAGTTTTTTCTTTAATAAGTTTGTCTGCAAAGTTAAATGCATGTTCAGCAAACTTCTCTGCTCCTACGCCATCAAAGAAACGTATCTCACATAATCCTGCATCTTCTAATACATGAAAATGATGTAACTGAGGATCTGATTCGTCCAAACAAAGTTTATGATCGAAGCTATCTTCTAACCAAGCCTTTAATGGTTTTAACCCACCAAAGTCAACAGCCCAATTTTTATCATCTAATTTTTCACAACCGAATGTAAATTTAAATGCTAATGAATAGCCATGTAGTAAACTACAATGAGAATGATCTGCATTTGGCTGTCTAAAAACAGCACTCAAACCAATGTTGTGTCCGTATGTTTTTGTACTAAAGTAACTCATATATTCTCCGTAGATATCTAATGTTATACTTACTTATTATATTATAAATTGTCGACGTTGTCAAGTGAAACATTACCTTTTTTCCAACTTTCTGGTAGTTGCCAGTTTGGTTTTTGGTAAATTATAAAATTCGTTTTAGGAAACCATTCAAAAACTTTAGAAATTTGATGTATCCAGTATCTAGGATCTACTGCATTTTTATCTTTTGGATCGTAGCTTTTAGTATCTTTGTATATGTTATTTACTGTTGTAGTTTCACTATAAAGATCAAACCCAATTAGTTTAATAATATTATAATCATAATCTACTTTGTTTCTATCTTGGGTTAGTATAGCTGATAATAAAACTGCATATGGTCCGCTACCCCAGTGAAATGGTTCGTCCCATCTTTCTGTACCTTGGTGTATTAAATCTGGCACATGCATTACACCTAAAGTCTTGTATGTATCTAACCAATCTTTGCGAGTATAAATTTTTGTGTTATAACCTATTGCTTCTTCAACCATCCTGCGATCAACACAAATTAAATGATCAACTTCGTAGTCTCTAATAATTGCATTACACCCTACTTTTATGCCTTTAAGATTTTTTACGTTTACTTTTTGACGACTTTCTCCGTTGCCTAGTACCCACATTTTCTCGCTCACCTCTTAAAAGTTCTTTAGTTTCAGCTATGTCTTTTGCTATCTTTTGATAATTACTCTCAACATCGGAAAGGTAGTTTGTTAAGTTAATCATTTGCCATACTGTCCATGTCCAGAATCCTACTGAAATACAAGCAAAACTAATTAGTATACAATTAATAATATTATCATGTATTCCTGAATCATGTTCCATAAGCAAGTCAGAAATAATTAATGCAAATACTGCAATAATCGGAATAGCAATAGATGCAGTTTTCCAATATTGTATTTGTTTCTTAAAATTCGTAATCAAGACAACTCCCTTTCTTTTGCAAAATTCCTTTTGCCAAGTATTTACTATTTAACATGTATGGGGTAGGTAGGTTAAGGCCTAACTAGAAATTTGCCCGAACGTTTTCCATTCGCCCGGAGTTCCACCTCTAATACATATCCAACCCACGTAGCTTGTTGCTACTGGATTGTTATTCCAAATAATGTCGCCTTTAGCATAGTTGCCTTGTGTAGGAATTTGATCTCCTACTTCCATCTTTTTATTTTGAATACGTATAGGACCTGCTGTTGTTAAAGCAACATCTTCTTCATAATTCTTCACACCAATCCCTAGTGTACCGATAATACTTACTTTATCGTTAAGTTGTATATTACCTTCAGCGGCAATGCTTATTCTTGTAGTATCATCTGTAACTATTTTTAGATTAGAAGTACTCCATGTGCCTACTTTAAATTCTCTTTCGTCAGCGGCAATAATAAACTCATGGTCCATAGAACCAATACTTAAATCGCCGTTAGGTGCATCAATGCCAATACCTAATCTCATTGAATCATTATCCCAGAATAAGTATTCGCCAACAGTCAAATTGCCTGCAACTTTCAATGTTTGTAATGTACCAACACGTCTTAAGTTACTTTTAACAACTGCTGTACCTAATTCTGTTTCAGAAAGAACAGTAGTATTGTTAATTTTGTAGTCTTTATCAGTTTGAAGATCTATTGACTCTGAACTAAAAAATCTATCTTCACCTTCTCTAAACATAAGTTGTCTAGTAGGTCCTGCGCCTGACCATATTAAACCTTTGTTATATGGAGCTTGATTATTTTCACCTTTAAATTCTAAAGGAGTTGTTCTTTCGTGTCTTACATCTGAAGTGATCTCATCTACATGAAGTTTATGAGCAGTTATTTCACCTTTTACTTTTAAATTACCGTCTACCTGCAACGGATTTAAAATTTTGTTAGTAGAAATAGAGTCAACAATGATCTTATCATTCTCGACTGTTAATACAGGTTCTCCTGCATAGGTAGCATTATCTTTGATGCCGGTACTTGCAAAATTTGCAATTTTGCCGCCATTAATTTTATTACCGCTAATAGATCTATCTGTAATGTCTAGTGCAGGGGCCGGCGCATCTATAATCTCTTGATTAATAGTATCGCCTAGCTCTGCTAGTATTTTGTGTAACTTATCGCTCATGTAAGTATTTATCAGTTTGCTTTGAGAAGCAATGTATCCGGATTACAACGACCATTTAATTTAGTATCTATAGTTTTTATATCTTCCATAAATGTACGTAGTTTAACCTTACCTGCCGCCTTAAATTCCTTCAACTGATCATCAGGTTTTCTAAGTGTTTTTTGAATACTCTTATCTTCGTCAAAACCTATAATTGTAGTACCTTTTACACTTAATCCAGTTCCATCTCTTTGTTGTCCTTGTGGATCTATATTCTTTGCAATATATTTTCCTATCTTACGTGTTTTAGTATTAAACACCCACAACTCGTTAGTTTTAATAATTTGATCTGGTAAGATACTAGCTACTTTGTACTTGTCATATGACTTACAGTATTTTAATTTTTCCACTAGTTTAGTTGCACTTTTTGGCTTTGCTTTTCGAGGCTTACGGTTAATCTTAGCACTATCTATAACAAAATCTAGTGCAACCATAAGATTTTCAATAGCAAGTGTATAATTTTTTATATCTGCTTTTTTAAAATGTCCGTATCCTTCTTTTAACTGTAACCACATATCCTGTGTATGTTCGTCCATTTTCTTCAACTGCCCAGCAGTAGGATAACGATCTAGTTCTTTAAAATCATCTAATGCATTTTCATAAAAAGACTTTAATTTTCTAGCATGTGCTTGTGTAACATTCATGCTTTGAAAATGCTTTTTAAAATCAAACCCTTTAGGGTCAAACGACTTTGGGTCTACTAACCAACCTTCTAGCCATTCTTCTAAGGCTTCACTTTGTTTATATGCTTGTTCACGGATACGTTCTTGTATACTAGGAACATATACATTTGATTTTGCTTTTTCTTCTTTCTTCTTTACTTTTACAACTCTAGAACCTTCATCAATAAGTTCTGCAATAATCTTGGTCATCCATTCAGTTGTAGGTTTACAATTTCCCATAGTCCCTGCAAGAGATTGCCAGTAGTCATCTTCTTTTTTATTATAATCAGGCATACCATCTAATAGTAGTTTAGCACTAATAGATACTGTAGAACTTACTCTATAATTAGGCAAAGCCTTTATTGCTTGCACATCAGACTTAGAGTATTCTTTTTGCTCTAACATCCATTGATATAAATGTGCGGATAAGTCTGCGGCTTTAAAATTTGAGTAGTACCAGTCACGAGCCATGCCTTTATGACGATGAAACTGTTCACCAGTCCATTCTTCCCAACCGTCCCATTTGGGATTTTGAGATTTATTTACTTTAATCCTAGGAGACCTAGATTTCTTTTTCCGTGTAGTCTTGATAGATTTTAAGCCCATGAAACTCTTCCATTTTAAGATGTTATATATTTACTATATAGTCGATTGATTAAAAAGTCAAGTATTTTCGACTTTATTCGTGTTCGCCGCCAGGATCTCCAGCAGGCAATTTTACTTTGTGTGCATTACCATCTTTGTCACGATAGATTGTATATTGTCTGCCTCTACCGTAAGAATGATAACCTTTTCTAAATTCAAACAATGTAGGTTTATGTTCTGCAATTTTAAATGTACCAACAGTAATAACTATTGCGGCAACAAGTGCTATGTGGGCTATTGCACTAATACCAAATGCGGCAACATTATCTGCAATTAATAATGCAAAAACTGCCGACCACATAAATGCAAGAATTTGCATTATCATATGCCGTACTTGTAAATCTGGGATATTCCTTAAAGGATTAACCTCCGCATCCATTACATGATTCCAACAATCATAAATCCATTTTCTCATAGTACTCTCCTAAGATACCTGAACTGCAATGTAAATGCACAATGCAATAATAGTTAGTTTGCCGTAATCTAAGTCAGCGGCTGTGCCTTCACCGTACTTCTTTTTAAATGCTTCTAATGTACTTTTCATTTCCTTCTCCTTAAAAGTCTCCATCAATTCCATTGATGGTAAAAGTTTTGCCTTTGTAACCTTCATCCATTTTTTCGATGTCGGTCATCTTATCTCCGTCTTTTCTTTCACGGGGATTAAATTTTTTCTCCTGCTTCGAAACCTCTGAAGCACTTGAACCTTGGAAACCTGAGACTATACGTTTCAGAATCTTGCGACTTCGTTCTAGCATCTGCCCTTATTTCTATTAAGTTACCAATGAGACTAGTACGTTCAGTCCAGAACTGATCACGTTGAGCGTCAGTGAAACCGCTCCCACAGTTAAGGCTATAATTGTATCCATCATCTTCTCCTTCTACTATTACGGCACCTAGTCTTCCTACGTTACGGCCTGTGCCTTCTTCGACAGCAACGACTTTCAAAGTAATTTCTATAAAAGGTTTTGCTTTAAGCCAAGCATGACTTCGCTTACATTCATATGGTGCATCAGGATCTTTTATCATAACACCTTCATAACCACCGTCTACAGCCGCTTTATTAAGCTCTACAAAGCGTTCTTCACCCTCAGGAGTACTAAGGTCTACCATATGATGATCTAAGACGTCTACGTGCTTTAAATTAGCTTTATTTTGGTCAACCCAATGATATACTAAAGATGTTCTTTCGGTTTGTGGTTTATCATATTTTCCAGCCAAAAAACAATCTAATGGAAGTACATCAAATAAGTGTAATACTGCATCAGTAGACTGCTTACCATCTTTCCTATGAACTTGTTTCATAAGGTCTTGGAAGTTTGCACTCATTACTTCTCCGTCCAAAACTAATGGATATGGAGCAGGATTAGTTTTAAGTACTTCTTCAATCTCAGTAATGATATGTCCAAAGTTATGAAACTGTTTTCCATTACGACTAAACATTTCTACTTTGCCGTCTTTAATAACAGTAACAACTCTTACACCATCTAACTTTACTTCAATCATTTTTTTACCTGTCATTTTCTTTTCATGATTAGCACTATCATGTGCTAGTTGACATGTAAATACAGGAATTTTATATTGTGGAAATTTTTTAGCGACTTTGTTTACAGTCTTTTCACTTACTCCGCAACGTAAGTCTTTAATTAATATTCTTCTATAAAAGTTATTCCATTGATCTATAGTTGCAATATCTCTTGTAAGTATAATTGCATCTCTAGCATCATGTCCAGTAAGCCATCTTTTATGTAGCTTATCAGCTAATTCTCGGAATACTCCCCATGGAAGACCTTGCCCGTCAACTTTTGAATCTGGTACTTGCTTTACGCCAAATGTGTATAGTGGATCAAGTGCCATCTTGACACCTTCGAAGAACTCATCTAGTCCTTCTTCCATTGCTTCTAATATTACTGCTTCTTTAGCAAGACGTGAATTATCTGCTTCTAGTTTAGCAATAACTTCTTGTGGTTGTGTTCTCATTTTTGCCTCTTTTTGCCTAATTAATAACTATATTATAGCATAAATTTAGGAAAGGTCAACCACTATTTTATCTTTTTATTCGCTAATTGGTTTAGGATTTTTAGGTGTAATTGAATAGGGTGCAGACATAAGGTTTGTATTAATAGTTAGTCTTGCATCGTCATTAAAGTTCTTGCCTGTTCGATGCAATAACCATCCTGGAAATATAATTACATCACCTGTAGTTACTGGTAATTGTCGCCACCCGTTTGTTCCGGAACCTCGTTGAGTACCTTCCCAATGATAAAACAACGGATTATGTACTTCTAGGTTGCCACTATCTTTTGGTACGTCTAAGTATAATACAATAACTTGATCAACTGCACCGTGTGTATGCTCGTCAGTCCAACCGCCCTTAGGATGATAGTTTGCCCAACTTCTTTCAATTTGTATATGTTGCGGATCCTTATAACCCCAATGGTTCCAAATTTCAATGCTAGGTCCTACACACCATTTGTAGAAATCTTGTGATTCTTGCCACATGTGCGGCATCTCAGGATCGCTAGACGAACTTGCGCCACCGTCTCTTTCTAATCCTGCATTTAATTTGTCACTATTTTTTAAAAAATCGTGCGTCTTTTTTTGTAGTTCTGTTAAGTCTCCTGGATAATGTCCTCGCCACAATGGGTCAGGAAAAAGATCAGCAGTTACCCACGACTCCATTGATTGTGCATGTAGCTTTTGAGCTTCTTGATTAATCTCATTTAAATTCACTGTACCTTTATCCATTAGTGTCCTTCCTTTGTTATTACTGTTGCATTTATAGTTATGCTTATTCTTTCTTCTTTTGATTCATTTATATCTACTCTATGTAACATCCATCCTGGTATTACGATTACATCACCTGTGGCGGCAGGTACATCTTTCCAAAACTGTGTTTCTCTATGATTTTTCCAATGATACATTAAAGGATTTTGAATTTGTAAACTTGCAGTACCTTCAGGTTTGTAAACATAAAATATTACAGTCATTATGTCAGCTGGGTGTGTATGTTCTAACTGATAGTTTCCTTTGTTACTGTAATTTATCCAGCTTTTAAATCTAACTTCCTGCCATTCATCTAAATTACACTCCCAGTTGTTCCATACTTTTTGCATATTAGGAGCAAACCATTTATTAAATTCTTCTAGTTCATCCCATTCATGAGGATTATCTTTAAAGTTATATCTCTGAACGGTCTTTCCTAGTAATTCATTGTTAACAACATCTTGTTTCTTCTTATATGCTTTAGCTCTTGATAGTATCTTATCTAGCCTGCCTGGGAATTTTGCTTTCCATATTGGCTCTGGAAATAAATTTAATGATTGCATGTTGTATTTAAGGAATAAGTATGTATATGGAAGACAAACTGAATTACTATACACAACGAGAATGGGATAGAACTGTTGGTATTGGTAAAGTTCCGCCAGAATATCAACATCCTGATGATAAAGAATGGTCAGGGCAGGAGGATTCGAACCTCCGGTCTCCTGCTCCCAAAGCAGGCGCTTTACCAGACTAAGCTATGCCCTGTTGGTGGTCCCGCCTGGATTCGAACCAGGATCGCTCTCTAATCTGGAGACTGTGCCGAGTATAAGCCGGGTGTTTTACCGTTAAACTACAGGACCATTTTGGCATAGGTGCAAGGAATCGAACCCTGTCTTTCAGTTTTGGAGACTGACGTGCAACCATTGACACTTCACCCATAAAAAAGCCCCTAAACAATTTCTTGCTAGGGGCTAGTCTTAAAATATTCGTTGAACTTAGATCAAGACATACCCCTCCCTATTGTCGGATACCATTGTATCAATTGTAGTATTATCTTGTTCATGTTCACTCCTTATTATGTGTATACTTTAACATACATATTTATAAGTGTCAAGTATTTTTTTTGAAAAAAGTTGGCTTTGGGGGGAGGACTCGAACCTCCACGGTAAATATATTGCAGTATACTTTACCACACGATAAACAGTCGTGCATGTCTACCAATTCCATCACCCCAAACTGGTTAACGTGCAATTACATGCTTACCGTCTATAACTAAAGTTTCTCCTTTATCCTCTTGCATTAAAGCACCTGGAATAGATGTTCCTTTTTGAATCAGCCCCATAGGTTTAGGTTTATTTAAACCATCTAATGCCGCTATCATACGAGTCATACCTATGCCGCCGCCTGTTCTAGGAAAGAAATCAAACTCTAAAAACTTTTCAAGTTCTGCTTCTACTCTTTCTTTTGAAAATAATTTGTAAAGTAATTCGCTATATGCACCATCGGTAATTGTATGGAAGGTATCTCTCATTTGTTCTTTGTCAGTCGAACGTTCTGCTGATCCTATTGTTTCCATACCTCCTAGAATAACATCAATTTTTTTGCTAGTGCCGTCATCTCTTCTGCTCATATTCCAAAACGGTGATGTCATCTCAGGAAAGTCTGTAATCATAGTACTACCATAATCTTCAAACATTTTAGTTTCATGTTCTGCATTCATTTCAACATCATGCTCAATTTTAAAATAATCTTGCCATGCTTTGTAAGTCATTTCGGTAGGTTCGTCAAATCCAAGATATTCACATAGTTCGTATTCCATTGCTTTAAGATCGTCTATTGTGCCTGGCATCTCAAATTCAAACATAGGAAATATTATATCATGTCTACCTGGTATAGCATTTGGTTCTTGTCTGTAGGAAGTGGAGACACAAAAAAACCCCTTACTAGAGGGGCTACTTAATAATTCGTGTTC